GCTCTGCGCAAATCCTGCAGGACAAATGGCTTAGATGTCCATTGGCGCAGGACACTGGCGGGGTGATAGGTAGGTAGCACGTAGCCATACTTCGTTGGGAGCGTTGACCCCCTCCACTTAGCAACACTGTCGAGTCCGGTGAGAGCCCACAAGGCGGTGTTGCCGAGGGCAATGATGATGGTGGGCCGTACTGCATCAAGCTCTCCCATAAGGAGGGAGTAACCCTTTGCAATATGGGGATGCACCACTCGACCATTGAGTGTAGGCCAGCCTTCAGCAGTTGCCGCACGTTGCTTCTCCTTGGTCTTGGGCATCCACAGGTCGATCTGGTTGCCCGGTGGCCTCTCCCTGCACACGTTGGTGACGCGGCACGCTGCGCGGCTAATACCCGCATCGGCCAGCATGCGGTCGAGCAACTGCCCCGAGAAGCCAACGAACGGCTCACTCAGCCTCACCTCGTCCACTCCCGGAGCTTCGCCCACGATCATGATGCGGGCATCCATAGGCCCCACCGACCCGACTGTCATCACTTCCCCACGCGGTTATCAGTCAGATCAAGGTGCTCCATCCACTCACGTAAGTCCTTTGCAAGGGCTTTCTCTCCGACAAGCTCTGCATAGGCAGCGTAAGTAAGGATGGCGTCCCTAGAGGCTAACGCATGTGCATCGTCGGAGGATGTCGGCGCTAGGACGAAGTACTTCATTGATAGTCCATTAGTCATGACAAGTCCTGTTCTTCTGGTTGATCGGGCACCACCGCCTCTACAATCACCTTAAGGAGGTGCCCCGTTGGGTTCTGTACATCTACGTAAGGAAACCCTATGCCCGGGTGTGAGTGGTAGGTGTACGTCCCGTAAGGGAGAACATAAAACTCCAGCAGGAGCATTACAGTCCCCTCATGAAGTCGTCGTAGGCATCCTTGTCGATGGTCTCTTCAACCAGCCCCGGCCTAGTCTCCTTCTTGTTGATCGTGACCGTGTAGGCGAACGTTCCCTCACGCTCGTCCTCATCGATGACCCTTCGCACTGGCATTCCATGGGCACCTACGCCAGCGCCACCTAGGCTCCCAGCACCACTGCCAGCGATCATCCCAGTTCCCTGCCCTAGGTTGCCTACTCCCGGCACCTTGCCGTTGATGCGCATGCCAGCAAATGGGTCGTGCGACCCCCCGGGCTGGAACATGGGCACCCTTGCCGTGAACTTCTCACAAGTGTCATGCGCCCCTCCCGGGAACCTATGGGGATTCGCCTGATACACCCCACAATTGACGCACGCCTCCTTCGATATGCATCCCATCTGCTTCCTGAAGTCGTCTGGCATTGGGTGAAAAACGTGATCCGTCATGTTGGCCTCATTACTTGGAACACCTGAATCTTACCCTTCTCGCGAAGGACCTTTACTACCCTTGGGTCGTCGTCGAAGGCGCAAATAACCCGTTCCTGAGGTACGGGGCTTTGCGTCAACCACCTCAACTTCACTAGTGCTGCCGGTGTCTCTTCCTCGTCTGGCTTCAGGAGGAGTTGCGTGTAGGGTACGCCGTGGAATCTCAGCCATGTTTCCGTTATCCCTCTAATGCGTTCACGTCTGCCCGACCAGCACCACACTTGCTTGCCCATGGCATTCCACGCTTGGGCGCACATGATGCTCGGTCGGATGGGCTGATCATAGACAGCCTCGTCCTCGAACTCATCCCAGTCCACCACTTCCCTGTCCATGTAGTGGAGGCGATGGTCCATGTCGGCCAAGGTGTTGTCTATGTCAAATAGGACGATGTTTGGCTGCATGGTGGGCCTTCGGCTCGGTGTAGTTGCCCTCGGTACTAACGACGGTTCCACTTTCATTAACATAGTAGGCGTCACACTCCCCTTTGGTCATGTAGTAGGTGTCCCCGTCGTCGGTCTTGATGATGTGGCTCGTGTTGAGAAGGGTGGCGCAAGCCATGGGGCTCTTGGTTATGGCCTCAGCCGGGACAGCATTACCCTCTGCATTAACAAAGAGGGCGAAAGCAACAACTATGACATGCAACATGGTCCTTCTCCTATTGGCCCGTGTAGCCTACGGGGGCAGTGACGCCCGCCTTGGCTACCGTAGCGTTGGTGGATACAACATAGATCGGGCTCTCACTAAGGTTCACCAACACTTGCCCGTTGGAGTAGGGAACCTGCTGCACATTGCCAAACACGTCAAGGATGCTAACGTTTCCCGAGGTGCCTTGAGCATCAACGCTCAGAGTATAGGGTACACAGTAGGTGGTGGAGTAGGTGCCGGTACTGTCGGGCCAATGTCCATTATCGTGAGCCCATAGAGCCGTAATAACCTTACCCCCTCCAAGCTGCTGGAATGCGTATCCATAAGCTGTAGCAGGGAGGTTATTAAGTCTTCCAAGAGTGTTGGTCCCATCGACAATAGCGGAGAGTGCGCTAAACGCCATCGCTTCTGGCTTTGGGGACAAGTTAGTAGCACCGAATGCTCCTTGCGCATCGTTCAGATCGAAGAACGAACCGTAGCCCGACAGTGAGTCAGGGAAGTCCGGACCAAAGAAATACGTGGTGAGCTGTGCCCCCTCTCCAAGGATGATAAGGTGCGACCGTGCTGCGACAACCGCTTGCGCCCAGAGTTGGTTGAGGGACGCGCCTGCATAGGAGACTCCACTGTCATAAGAGATACCAAGTTCCGTTGACCACAGCACCATGTTGGGTTTGCACGCCTGCATCGTTGCCCTCAGTCCGATCATCTCGTTGTTCAGGCTGTTGGCCTCAGCCCCTGACTGTTGGTTCTGTAGCTCGGGCGGGTTGCTCGGCGTGGTAGGGGCATTGTAGTAGCCATGTGTTGTCACTCCGTCCAAGTAGCTGCACAAGCCCACCGTCTCTGTGATCCGTCCACCACTCGATGAAGGGTTGTTGTTGGGGAATGGCTCCGCAGGCCCCATCACGAATGCCTTCGAGTCGGTCGAGTGAAGCGCGGCATACACCCCCTGATACAGGGTAAGGAAGTCCGCCGTTGTATTGTTGTCCGCTGCTGAACCTCCGCTTTGTGGCCATCCTTGACTCGGCTCCCAAGTAACCTGATAGTAGTCGCGCCGCTGCGACGGGTAGTAGGCGGCAAGGATGTTAGCCGAGTCCGTTCCCACCTTAGCCATATACTGACCGTATTCTGTGAGATTGACAGGAAGACTGTAGGAGTCGTTGAACTCTCCTGTACTGCTATTCCATGCCGGAATACCGTCCAGCCTGATGAGCCGCATGATACTTGGATTGCTTGCGTAGAAACTGTCAAGATCACTGAGGCTGGGGGTGTAGGTGTTAGGTCCATTCGGTTCTCCCGTGAACCCGGCGCTACATGGGTTAGCAGGACCGCACGATTGCTCACGGTCATCGATTGTGAAGCGCACGCCGAGGTCGTTGAGGGCGGCAAGCTGGTCGTTGAACCCCTGCATGGCAAAGCGGTGCTGGTCAGGGGCGGAGTAGACGGGCGCTGGCAGGCCCGTGGCGGGCAGCAACCCGAAGGTGGCATAACCGGCTGGGCGGGTGCCCGCTATCGCCACGGAGCCCCCTTCCGAGGCCAGCGTGCCGGTGATGCGGAACAGACCGGAGCCGGGGACAGCACAGGGAACCGTGGTAGTGACCGGGCCGGAGGCGACTGCAAATGAACCTGATTTGACCCCATTACCCAGCGAGTCTGTCACAGTCCATTGCAGTGTATCTGCCTTCGTTGCCCGGGTCGTAAAAAGCATCGATACCGTGCTCCCATGCGGGAAGACCCGCAAGTCGTCTCCTGTCTGCACGTCCGCGTCGATCAAGTCCGATCCCCCCGGTGCAGCCTGTGTGTTCGAAGCTTGGCAGCTACCTCCTGACGTAACCGTGACTGTCGCACTAGCCGAGCCAGCCGGTGACGTAGGTCCCGTACAGGTCTCAGTGTAGGTTGTAGTTGAAGCAGGAGATACGCTAACAGAACCAGATGTACCAGTTCCAACACCACTACAAGAGGTAGCATTCGTGCTGCTCCATGTCAGGGTTGAGGATTGGCCAGCAGTGATGGTAGAGGGCGAAGCCGTCAGTGTGACAGTAGGAGGGGGAGTACCACTAGTAACAGTGACTGTAGCACTACCAGAGCCGCTACCGCCGCTACCTGTGCAGGTTTCAGTGTAGGTTGTCGTAGCAGTAGGAGACTCGCTGTGACTGCCAGAAGTCCCAGTACCGATTCCGCTACAAGAAGTAGCATTTGTGGAGGTCCATGATAGGGTTGAGGAAGCTCCACTGGTGATCGAGGCAGGCGATGCCGTCACGGTTACCGTGGGAGCGGGCGTGCCTCCTCCTGTTGCGGCCCAGCAATGCTTGCTGAATCCCGGAGCGGGGTCGTTGTTCCCATTGGCCCAGTTGATGCCACCAATGTAGCAGCCCCCACCGGAGGCCACTGCCGCCGAGGAGAGTGTAAGCTGCTGCGTAGGGTCATCAGGTGGAACGTCCCCAAAGACCACAAACTTGGTGCCACCTCCGGTCCAAGTACAGTTGTCATTCTCGTCTCCACAGAAGGTGTAGGAGGTGCCGTTGTAGGTGATGGGAGAGGGAGTGGACTGAGCATGGGCATGGCCCATGCACAGAAACATCCATCCTATGATGATACAAAACAATGATACGAGCCTCATTTACTAGTCCTCTTGGGTAGCGTGGTAAGTTCTGACACCTCGAAGATGCGAACGATGTAGGTCTTGTCGCTCGACATGTTGAAGATGCGGATCGATAGGTCATGCGGTACTTCTGGGGGCAGGAAATGGTCAAAGGGGCCAAGCTTAACCTCGTGCTTGGGCACCTCAACTATCTTGTGCTTGACCCCCTTGATGGCATCGTCCTTCATGGCTCACTCGAAATGTTCTTTCGCGTTGAGGTGGAGGACCATTCCGTGGACTTCGTCTTCCAACTCGTTGAGGATACTGGCAATGGACGACTTGCCAATCTCCATCACGATGATGCCCCCAGCTACCTCAAGCGTGAGGGTGCCTTTGAGCAAGCCGGGTTCCTTCTCATACGACTCCTGACGGCGGAGGTCCAGCGATACAAATTTCATGACTCATTCTCCAATGTGGGGTGGAGGAGCTTTCATCGGGACAGGTGCTCCTGCCTTGACCTGTCGGAGGGGGCATGGAGACCCACCCGATCCTTTGAGCCGCTTACAGCGCGGCGACTGACCTTACATCATCCTGAGGCTTGCCCTCGTAGATGCGTGTCTTGACTTCAATGAGGGCTTGACAACCTTCGAGGTCCCTCAACGGACCTTTGACCTTGCCCACGGCTGCACGGACTTGGCCGAGTTGCCAGTTAGCACCCTTCTTGGTGCTCAGCTTGCCGGTGTCCTCATCGATGTCGAGCATGATGCGCTGGGTGATGATCACTTTCTCACGGTCCATCTCTTCCAGCACTGCTGGTTCGGTGATGTTCCACTTGATTTCGGCTCTAGCCCACTGACCGTTGGTCTCGTGGACCCCATGCTTCAGTTCGACTGCCTCGATGAAGGCAGCATGCACGCCCGGTGGGATCAGCAACCGTTCGGTTGATAGTTCTTCCTGTTCTTCGTCGAGGAATGTGTCGGGATCAAATAGAGAAGACATAATAGTTCCTTGGTTCTACATACTTTAATGAATATCGGGGATAGCCCAGCTTGCGCTCAAGTTCTCGGTAGATGCCTGTCGTGCGTTTCAGTAGGTTGTCTCTTGCCTCCTCGTTAAGGGTTACACCATCGATCTGGATGCGTTGGATGTGGACGCACTTCTCCGCTGTGTCACGCCACCCACTGACGTAGCACTCGACTGCGTCGTAGATGAAGACGTGGACAAAGAAGCGGGAGATCATCCCTGTGCTCCTGTGCTTCTGGAGAGCCATTTTTCGTAGAGTGGAATGAAGGAGGGCTCAAGCTTCGAGGCTAGGGGCAAGTTCCGGTTCTTCACGTCGGCGTTGGACTCGGCAGTGCTCCAGTAGAACTTGTCGATCTCCTTCTTGGTCAGGACTACGTCGCTGAATTTGGGGGGGATCAGTGCGGCGATGGCCTTGCCTAGAGTAGATACGGTAAGTCTATTCCCGCCTTGTACCACATCGATTTCACGTTCGACATGGGCAATGAGCACAAAATGACAGCGACATCCATCAGTGAGCTTCTTGACGAGCGACATGACGTAAGCCTGTGCCACTCCCCAATCCGTTTGAGTACGCTCTGCTCTGCCTCCAATGACAAGTTGCATAGCGTAATCGTTAAGTCCTGTGAGCCCATCGATAACGATAGCTCTATCTGTTCCCCAGTCGTCCGCAGGCTGAAATTTCTCGCCGGTTCTTTGGTCGGTAAAGCCGTGGAGGGCGGTAAGAAGCTTGAAGTATCCGTCATATTTGTTCCTTCTTGAGTCAACCATCTTCATCACGGCATCATGAGGGAGCGTGTTGGTGCGCTTCGCGGCTTCGAAGATGTCCATGAACCCTGCTTGCGGCTGTGAGAGAGCGTGCATGTGGAGGTTCTCAGGAAGCGCCAACCCCTTGTCAGTGTAATAGCCCACAAGCGTCTCCGATCCCGATTCGAGAGGGATGTAGAAGACTTGGAGCCCTGTGTCCACAAGTGTCCCGATGGCATGCGTCTTGCCAGTCCCAGAAGGACCCATGAGTATGACGTTGAAGCCATTGAGGACCTCCGTGCCTTGGTTGTTGGTGGTCATAGGATGGTGGGTCCCACTGGGGAGGGAGTGGCTACAGGGGGAGCGGCCACTGCCACTGGTGGGGTGGGATTGGCCACCGTCATGTTGCCCGTGGTCGCGGTTAGCTGGGCCGAGATGTTCCCGGGCAGGCCAAGGCTATTCAGGCCAGCAGCCAAGATGCCCGCAATCAACCCCTCCATGTCGGCTACCCCGAGGTTGGTGGGCATGTCGGCCATCACGGTGAAGTTGCACAGCCATGTGGTGTCGGCTGAGAAGACTCCCACTGGGGAGGCGGTCGGCGTGACCGGCGTGAGTGCTGGCATGATTTGGCCCTTATTCGTCGTGATTGAGGAGGATTTGCTCGACTACGTTGACGCCTTCCTTCTTGGGGAAGGAGCGGACGTTCTTGCTTGCGGCGAGCCTGCCACTGCTGACGGCCCTACCTATGGCACGGTTGTAGTGGTCCTTCAGGGAGCATTGCGACCATGCATATTGCACATTGCCGTCGATCACGTCATAGGCGACCGTAATGCCGCCGCGTGGTTCGAGGTGCCCCCAGAAGGGGTCACGTCGCCGAAGATGGATGTATTTGACTGTCATTTGGTACTCCTACCTAGATAATGGGTTCCATGTGCTCTCCTCGAAGTTGGAGGTGAGCCAGTTAATCCGCCTTTCGGGCGGGATGCTGCAAATGCCGTGAAACGTACAGCCGCCGTAGTCCATGCATGTGTCGTCTAGGGCGGGCTCCCAGTAGCCTTCGGCATAGTACTGGAGGGCTCGCTTGACGAGGGCGTCTCTGTGTTCGACCCACTCATCAATCTTCCAGTCCGGGGAGTTGACAATCGCTTGAGCAGTTTCATACTTCGTTTTGAGGATCGATACTCCACGGACCAATGTACCCTGAAAGCCGAGCCCAAGCTCTCGTCCCGCCCAAGCATAACCCATGAATTGACTGCGGAGTTCCCACTGCTTAGCCCACTTCGCGCCCAACTGCTTTGTGGTTTTGTCATCTTCGGGGTAACGTGCTCCGCAAAAGTCCATTATGGCGTCCGTTCGTCCGGCGTAGAGGAGGGGTTCTCCCGTATCGGGATGATTGAACGGAAGAGGTAGAGCAAACCTCCACTCCACAGCAGGTACGCCAGCGATGACGGCAATCCGTGCTGGATCATCATCCAGAGGGTACTCACTGAAATAAAACTCAAGAGCACCCACCATGCGGTCGAGAGTCTTCGCCTCTGTGTCGGGGCATTCAGCATCTCCGTACTCCTCCATCAGGGCCTTGGTGCCTAGGATCAGGCACTCCTCAGGGTCGGCTTGTTGCATGTAGGCTAGGCGGGCCACCTCCAGACCTTTGGCATAGGCCCTGCCCGCTACGAGGTGGATGGACTGCTCGTTGCCCGCCTTAGTCCACCTCTGAATATGCCCCAACAGGAACTTCCTTGGACAGCGCATGGCTGAAAGCATCGTAGCGTCGAGGACTGGTGGGAACTTCGGCTCGTTCGCCATGATTGATAGACCAGTAGGTTGCTTCGGCTTCAGCAGTGAGCATATGGCCGGGTGGGGTATAGATGAGGTGACGGCATCGAGCTATGGTCCGCATTTCATCTTCCCACGTGGCGAAGAAAGGCGCCTTAACGGCCCGTTCGTTCGCCGCCCTATCGTGGGCCGCTTGCAGGGCGGATAAAAGGCCACTGTGCTCACGGAACCATGAGGGAAGCTTGTCCTTGAAGTAGTCGGACTGGAGGAGCCAAGCAACGCCATGGCCCTCCATGCTGGGCTCGTAGGCCGAGTCACTGATCCACATGCCCAAGGCGCACCTGCGACCTTCAGGGCCACGATAGAAGCATGACCCGGAGCCTTGGCTGAATGATCCCCCTCCCTGTTGACGGATGCCGAAGAGGACTACATCAAAAATGAGTTGTGCGTTCATGATCAGATTAGATGCTTGGCAAAGGTGTAGAGGGTGTAGGCGGCGGTGCCCCAAGCTGAAGCGCGAGCGGCAGTCTCCAACGTTTGGAGGTGCTGCTGGACCTTCTGCCAGAAGGGGGAGATTTCAGTCCAGACACTTTCGATTTCGGATTCGACCTTCTGGACCGTGCTCTCGCCGTTGGGGGCAGTGGTCGTGGTGGTGGTGACATTAGTGGTCATGATGATGCTCCTATTGCAGTGGTTGGGATTTGTCCCGAAGGAACTCTTTCTTGAGCCGGTCGTACGTGTCTTTGAGACGACTCTGGGCCTCAAACATCTCTCTGATCATGCCCTCCATCTTGGTGTCGTCCTGACAGTTGGAGAGGGCGACGATCACGCCGGAACAGTAGCCCCGGATGAAGATGGATTCGAGTTGATACTGGATGGTTTCGTCAGGCGTGCCGAACAGGCCACCCGGGTCCTCGTCCTTAAACTGTCGTAGGCCATCCTCATAACTGAGGACTGATTTCAACATAAACATGGGTCATTCTCCGTTGAGTAAGCCATCGAGGAGGGCATCTCCTGAGGCTTTTGCTGCCCGCTTTGCGGGACGTTTCGCTTCCACTACTTCAATAACCTTGCCCCTCGCCTCGCGGGTTAGGGCCACTGCTTCCTTCACTAGGGCCATTTTGGTGGCCTCCGTAGTGTCGGGCGAAGCCAATTGAATTCTGATTGCCTGTATTCGGCCCCTGAGTTCCGGAGTCATCTACGATCCTTGATAAGATGCCTGACAACAGGCCGTTGTAGTAATCGAGCTTGTCCTTGATCTCGCACAGGTGCTTTTCTAGCTCAGTGTGGGTCATTGCTGGGGCCTCAATTGCTCTTGGATCAGTTTAACGTCACGCTGGAGTTGTGCCAATTTCTCTTTTTCTATCGACAGATCGGCCTCGATAGCGTCGTGGACGGCCTGCGTCTGCCTCAAGCGGCTCATCACTGAGCCCAGTTGGTTCTCGAAGCTCACTTGAATACTCCTCATCAATCATTTGGCGGAACCTTCCTACAAAGTACAGAGCGGCATCAAGCCCGTCGAGCAGTTGCTTGAGCCTTTGCTTCTCAGACTTTGTCATCAGTAGTCCCCTCCATGCTCGTCCTTGAAGGCTTCCTTGACATCGTGGCCGAAGGCGAACATCTTGCCGAATAGCCAGTAGGTAATGATGCCCATGAACCATCCAATGGATAGGAGTGCCCAGATAAAGGTGTCTGCGAGTTCGGTCATAATGACTCCCGGTAGTCGAAGGCTTTGCGCTTGCACAGTTGCTCAAGTTCGTCCACGTCGTAGTGGGGGGAGTAGACTGCGGAGCCCTTGTAGCGGAAGTGCTCGCGGCAGCGGTGCTCCGCCGAAGTGAGGGCGCACTTGAACGCGGTCTGGATGATCTCCGACTTCGTCATGTAGTTCGACAGCTTCCACTTCCGAGTGAACTGCTGCTCCACCTTGCCCGTGACTATGTCGGCCTCGGGGAAGTTGGCTTGGAGGTACAGGCCCTGTATCCCCTCGTGGACTACGAACTGGTAATCGAGGTAGCGCACGTCCTGCAACTGCTCTCGTATCCACATCACACTATGACAGGTCATTTCTTCCTCTTCCCTTGTTGGATTCTACGTTCGCGGGCGATCAGGTCGGCCAAGTGGGCGGCAGAAGCCTCCTTGGAGCGCTTCTTGTAGTGTGGGCGCTCTTGGGGGCTCATGTTCATGAACCCTCCTGCTGCTTGGCGGCGTCGGGCCTTAGCTTGTTGGGTTGCGCTCATTTCTTCTCCTGCTCATGAATTGTCATGAATGCGTTGAAGTCCGCTAGGCAGTCGTCGCAAAGGTCCTTTTCATGGTCCCATGTCCACATCATGAAGGTAGACCAGTGCAGCTTCTTCATCCACCCTGTCTGCTGTTGCTTCCCGCACCGGTCACAGGTGTACGTATAGGTTGTGGACAAGGTCATTTCCCCACCTGAATCAAGGGGATGACTCCAGCGCCCATCATGTACTGAGGGTAGTGGCCGTCCCATGTTTGAATCTTGAGCTTCTCCAGCACAGTGGGGTTATCGTTCATGCTCTTGCCCAAGATGTCGTTGGCCTTGGCTTGGTTCGTGGCCACTTGGACATCAGCCTCCGACTGGACGACCTTCTTTTGCGCATCCCATTGGGTTTGCTTCAGTTCGTTCTGCGCTTGGATGGCCTTCTGCTGGGCTGCTGCGGCGGCTTCAATGGCGTCGTTGTACTGGCTTGAGAAGTCGATGTTCAGCAGGGACGTTCCGTCCACGGCGATACCGTAGGGTAGGAGCTTAGCCCGGACTGCGTCGCCAATCTTGGCGTTGACAATGTCCCGCTGAGTGACAAGGGCGTTGGTGTCGAACTGGGACACCGTGGATTTAGCGGCCTCCACCATCGAGGGGTAGATGACTCGGTTGACTTCGTCGTTGCCTAAGTCACGGAACACTCGCACTGCCGCCGCTGGGGTGACATGGTAGTTGAGCACGAAGTCCACTGTCACGATCTGCTTGTCGTTCGATGCGGCAGCAAGCTTCTCGTCCACCCGGTTCGTGCCCACGTAGACTTGATGCATGGTCTGTTGGACGGGAACCCGGAAGTGCAGTCCTGAGCCGTACACTTCGTCATTGACGTGGCCAAAGGAGGTCATGACCCCTACATAGCCGGGGTCCACCTGTGTCACTGGGCGCATGCCGTAGCCTATACAGAGGGCCAGTACGACGGCTCCTCCAATGGCTGTGCGTTTGATCATCTTGCTCAAAAATACTTCGTCTTGGTCTTGGTCTTTCATGATTGCGCCTCCAGCGCTCGGATAAAGTCAATGCTGGCTTCTGAGAAGCCATCGATATGAGTCCACTTGCCGTAGCCCACTCCGTTCTTGGCTGAGGCTACGTTGATCAGGTAGTTGTGCTTGGCCCAAGGCGCAGCCAGCAGTGGGGAATCCTTTGTGTCCACTGCGCAGTCCTGTTCGTCCGTCACTACTACGATGCGGTCTACCGGAGTGTCGGGGCGGCCCTCTAGAAGATAGAGTTCATCCAGCACGGGCTTGAGGAAGATGCCTCCTCCACCAAGGGTGTTAAAGGCTTGCTTGAAGGCATCCACGAGGGCCATGCCGTGACGGGCTGGTATCAGGCCAGTAGCGTGTCTACGCGTGCGGTCGTCCCCGGCAGTAGCATAGACGGCGGCGTCCTCGCATTGCTCACGCAAGATGGCGCACAAGGCTGCTCCGGCTTCGAGCCGAGTGACTGTGCTCTTGGAGGAGACCACCGAACGCATGGAGCCCGAAACGTCTAGGACGATCAGCGTCCGCCCTTTAAGTTTCTCAGTTTCCGAGAGTCCTTGCACCATTGCACCATCGAGCACAGCTTCGAACTGAGGGGCCTCACGGGCTGCTGAGATGAAACGGAATGGGAGGACTTTCGAGGCACCTTTACGGGCCTTGATGGCTTGTTCAATGAGGCCACGGTCAACTCCCAGTTCCGTCATCTTGCGCAGGTTGCGCAGCAAGGCCATGTAGCCAAGCTTGCCCTCCTTCAGCATGTTGGTGAAGTCGAACGCCGCCACGGAAGCATCTCCCTTAGCAGCACTAAGCTTGACTTCCCAAGTGTCGGGCGTCTCCAGAGTGCGGTCCACAATCTTGCGATAGAGGACTTCGTCAGGAGTGGGCGCAGCATAGACTGCTTGGGTCGTAAGCTTGCGTTGTGCTTTGGTCTCGCAGCCACCCGAGATCGTCTTGGGCTTCCCATGCACAAGGAACAGAACGTCGCGCAGCTTGATGGCCGAGTCGTCGTGCTGGTGCTTGGCGAACTGGTATTCGTCGAACTTCCTGAATGCACGGGCCAGTCCCACCTTGACTTGCTTCGAGAGGGGGCACTTGCCGTCCTTCCAGTAGATGGCGAGGAACTCTGTTATTTCGTCGGGGCGCTGGATGATTCGGGCGAGAGTGTCTCCCACGATCCGTCCTCGCGCACTACGACAAACTTCTCGCACGAGAAGCAAAGGAACGTGCCTGAGATGTTGTTGCTCTCTAGCTTCGATAGCAAGCGCACACGTTGCCTCAACAGGGCATGCGGACACAAGCGAACGGATGCGGTCGGCAATGGACTTCCCGGATTCATAGTGTTCGCTCTCCCACAACATGCACGAAAGGACCGTGCGGCGGAGTTCTTGGATTGGGGTGATGTAGGCGGCTTGGGCACCTTCATGCGTGCGTGGCCCTGCGGATGGTTCGTTGATGCTTGCCATTCTGTACTCCTAGACTAAAGGGAACAAACGGTATCGGAAGTGATAACTCCCTCCATTACGGGGTGGTCATCGGTTTCACCCAAAGAGAAGTATCCGATACCTTTCACCACTAAACTTTGATCCTGCGGGAACAGTCATCGACGGACTTACATGCTTGCGCATGTTCAGGATTTGAACCTGATAACGCACCCGGAGGTGAGTATATCCACGGAGTAACCGTCAACTACGCCACGCAAACTGGTCTGGGCGGCACGATTCGAACGTGCGCTCTCTCGCTTCCAAAGCGAGTGACTTGACCAACTAGCCTACGCCCAGTAATACAAAGAGGGCCATCACTCTCCTTGGAAAGAGTGGGTTAGCATGGCCCGTGAAACTTTGCGGCAACAAGCAAGACGACAAATTTAGCGCTCTACCAACTGAGCTACCCAGACTCTTGCGCCTAGGGCGGGGCTCGAACCCGCGACCTCTCGATTAGCAGTCGATGTATGTCATCTCTTCAGCACGCACAGAGGGCAGCACTGCCTGCAACCTTTATCTGGTAACTCTGGGTCAAGTGACCGATCAAGCCACCTAACTACCAAATTCTCAGGTTTACGCCGAGCAACGCGGTAATGCTGCCCTCTGTGAGGACTGGTGACGGGGGAGGGTATCGAACCCAGACCGCTAGGCCGAGGTGCATGCCCCTCGCGCTTCGCAGACACTCCAATTGTCCCCGTCAGGGGGTGCGGCAACAAACGACAGGACATTAAGGCCGATTCAAAGTCGAAGTATGTCCAATCTACAGCACGCAAACTTGGGTAGACACACACTATCAGGGAGCAGAATCAAGGAGTGCAGGCGAGGGATGCCCCTAGTGGGGGACCTATTCCGTATCTCTACAAGCCACGAAGCTTTGATGGGAGTGCGTGTCTACGTTCCTTCAGGCCGCTGCCCAATCCGACTTGTCCAATGGACGCTCGACTAGGTCCTCGCCTTGATCCTGCAACTGCTGGCCAAGTTCTTCCGCCGTCATACCAATATAACTTGGGTCTGGCGGTAATGCGCCGTGTACGCGTTGCGTGTCGCCTTGATCCTGAAATTGCTGCGCTTGGTCAGTCACTTGATCCAAGTAGTCCAGATACCCTAGGAGGGCTTCCTCCACAAAGGCACCAAGGGCACCTTGCACAATCTTCCCCCCACCCAACTTGAGGACATGCGCATACAACTTGTCATGCACCTTGTCGTCAATTGCGACGTGGATATACTTGCGCCCTTCCCTGATCTGCCCCTTCGTCATGTGAAACTCCCTTTGCGCTTCGAGCGCCTTGATGCGGCTGTGCAGCCTTGTAAAGTCCATCCAGTGCGCCCCAATGATGTCTCGTTCGGGACACGTCCTCACAGAGTAGCCTGAGGCAGCTTTGAGTGCAATCTCCATTGCTGCCTTCAGCGCTACCAGTTCCTCAGGGCTTACGTTCAGAAGCATCTTCCGCTCCGTCCGCGAGGAGGTCGTCAAGGACGGCATCGCCCTCGTCCTTGCCCTTGATTCGGGCAATGATGCCTGAGATGCGTTCAGTGCCACGCAGCTTTGCCTGCTGCGACTTTGTAAGGCCCTTAACAATCTTGTCCGCTTCTGCATCAGAGATGCCCTTCAGTTCGGCCAAGGCCAGTGTGAGGGGGGTGTACTTCGACCCGCCGTCGCCGAGCAGGCTCCACTTGCCGTTGTCGAACGCTTCAAGGAGGTTGAGGACCTTCTGGACTGCGTCGTCCGTGTCTGAGGCCGAGTTGGCGGTGGCTAGAATCTTGGCCTTGTCGCCGTGGGCGGCGTACTGGTGGTATAGCTCGTGATCTGGGTCCACTGCGTGGACTAAGGTGGTGCCGTTCGTGAACTTGAGGGTGTGGACAAAGCCGCCGCCCTCTGGGTGCGCGGTCTCAACTGTTACCTTTGCTTGCTTGCTGTTCGACATATGCCCTCTCTAGTGCGTCTGAGTCGATTCCTAATTCGAGGGGGTCGGAACTGACCGCCTCACATTCGCCCCTGAGGGCTGATTCCATTGCGCTTAACTCGCCTGAGCGTGCCCGGTCTACAATGGTGAGCACCTCGTCGTTCTTACGCCACTTAAACATTACAGTCTTACAGCCTCTAGTTAACGCGTCTTCGGGCTGAAATGCCTCCATACTGCGAATGAGTCGCAACAATCGGTACTTCGTGTTGCATGCCTGACTCGGTGTACTGAACTTGATCGTGAGCTGACCATAATCTACTACATGCTGTAGTGTCTGAAAATCAATGGGCAAAAAACGGTCCAAGGGGGTCGGTGTCTTCTGGGTCCCCATAATCTTTGTCTCGGTTAGTTGCGACTGCATGAGAGACAATATAGCCCTTATGTCCCCCCGCTACTAGTGAATCTTTTCTATCAATTGGTGTTGGGTGATAGGATTTCAACATGCTACTAGACAACTGCATCAATCTCGTAGGTTTAATTTTTTAGTTTTTCAATTTGGCACCCCCCCTATATAGGGATAGGGGTAGAGGGGTCGATCGAGGGGGGTGTCCTTGACAAGGGAAAAAAAGGGGGGTAGTCTGCCTTATCCTTCTATAAAAAGAGGGAGAGAGAAGCTTTATTTATTTATTCCTAAATAGTTATATATATTTGTAACCCTCCCTCGATCTACCTCTACCCCCCTATCCCTATCTATACCCCCCCTCGAATTGAAAAACTAAAAAATTAAACCTATCTGCTCACCTAATTGCCTGAGGAGATTTCTGAAATTTTCCTTTTACCCTATGGATTAGCCCCTTTCTAGGAGCTATCCACTCAAAATGCCCTGCAATGCCCTTAATCAGTCCACTACGGGCATGGCACTAGCTGGTAGCTATCCTAGGCCATGCCCTCTGAGCGGCCCTCAGGAACGCTCAATTTCCCCCTCTCCATCGATGTCGTCGGTTGCGGCCTCGCCTGCGGCCTTCTTTGCTGCCTCTTCCTCGTGCGCCTTGATGTTCGCCGCCTTGACTACGTGCGACAAGTCCTCCAGCAGGCAGGCGTAGGCAATAACCTCCAGTTCGGCCATGGGGTTGTCCTCCGAGATGCCCAGTATTGCGGCCACTGAGTCGGGCTCGGACTTCGAGAGGCGCACTAGCAGCAGTGCTGCCGCCCCTAGGGCCACGAACGTGGCGCTATCGCTCTTAATGGTGAACTCGCCAATCGTTCGGTCAATTGTCACTTCAGTCGTCATGCCCAGCAGTGATGCTTCGGTTGCTATACTTCCTCCAATGGTTTAGCCCCCTTGGGGCTGGTGCGAGAATGCACCGGACATGCTGCGCTCACTGGCCCACTCCTTCGGAGCGCGCATATCCCCTGTACTCTCAATAGCAATAACAACCTTCGGGCAGAAGGGACTCGTCCAGCATCCAGTCGATCCATGCTATGCGGTCCTGCCGTAACTGGTCCTTCCACTTGTCAGGATCGTAGTCCCTAGAGGCAAAGCCAATGTGGAGTTGCCACGAACTTAAGGTACCCCATGGCGCTAGCTGCTCGCTTATGTACTGGCGCAAGCGTTCGCCATCGTTGGTGTCGGAGCGTTCGTCAATATTGATGAGAGCGATGCAGATAAACCGCTCCTCCCCACACGCGATCAGCGTGCGCGCAGCAATCAACATTTCCCTCTCTCTTGGTGTCAGCATTGCACGTCCTCCTTGGGGTTGCGATAGTGGCACAGGCCGTTGTGGATCAGGGACTGGGCGACGCGCCCATACGTCCCCTGAAGCCTCCACACCAACCCACTGTCGATAAGCTCTTGGAAGAGGGCAATCGTGTCCTCCTCGCTCAGAGTCCCATCCTCCCATTGGATCATTCTGTCCAATTGATCAGTCAGTCCCATGGTGCCTCCCTTCAGTAAACGAGATGTGTTACTACTACGTAGCACATTGGATACTGCTCCAGTGCCTTATGCACTGCCTCTACCTCAGTGTCGGCATTCTGCATGCTGTGAAACGTCACTGTAGTGTTAGGTACAGCCAGCATAACTTCCCAAAGGTGGCCCAGCAGGGCGTCAGCAGTCATGATTGTGCTCCTTGGAGCTTAGGGAGCCAGCGCGCCAAGATATCGGCATGCACTGCTCCGGATTGAAGGTGGAAGTCCCGGATGAACTTGTTCTCAAGGAACGAGGCATTCATGAGGTGCGATAGCACCACGTGGCGCTCGTCGTTATTGCCCCAATCAATCTTGCCCTCGTCCTTCCCTTTGAGTAGGTCCGGGTCAAGTCGGGTCAAGCACTGGCGCGCGACATTGTTGGTAAAGTCGGCAGCCATCAGGGTAAAGATGAAGTAGGGCAATCCGGTCTCGCCGGGTCCCGTAGTCCAACTAACGGTGTCGTCGGCAGCACATACGGCCATGTTGCCCACTGCCTCCAGACCGGGAATGCACATAATGTCGGCAGGACTCAGTTCCGTTGGGGTCCATGGGTGGCCGTGGACAATGAATAGGTCCTTGGTGCCAGTGGCCCAATCAGGGTTCTGGACACTATTGCCATCTCCCACTACGTCATACACCCTGCGGCCATCGGGGAGGAGGCCGATACAGCGCTCAATCTGCTTGTCCCGCACATGCACCTTGACGTCGTGCATGGCCTCTTCGATGCCCTTGTACTTCGGTAATTCAAACATAGTTCCTCCATTAGAACTTACTAGGTCTGAGCAATGCTCAGGTAGATTACGAGTAGGGCGAGACAGCAAGCTCCCACCAGAGTCAAGATGCGTATCAAATTATCCACTTTGCTCCCCTAGAACCAATATGGAATGCAATAGCCTGCAATTAATGATAAGAGCAGTGCGAGCCAAAATGGGCGCACGAACAGTCCAAACAACGTGCCCGCTATGATGCAGGGCACTAAATAGTCCAGCATAGTTAACCTCCTGTGCTATTGGCCCAACACTGGCCTAAGACTGGCCCACTGCTGCGCAGCGCGCAGATTGGTCTCATCAGCATGCCCTTCAGGCATGGACGGGTGACGGTGTCTATCCGTCAATCCCGTTTCGACCTTTCCCAACTAGCTGAAGGCGTACACCACGGTGCAAACAATCAGCGTCAGCATGTAGATGTTTTCCATGTCAGTCCTCGTTTGGTTTGATGGTAAATGCCAGCACTGCCAGCACAATGAATGCCACTAAGCCCCATCCTGCTATTAGTTCCATGCCTGCCCTCACTTGATGTAGATGGCGCCCCATAAGAGCCATAGAATGAATGCCACTGCCGCCATTACCATGCCTAGCATGTCAGTCCTCCCCAAGCAATGCGCCAAGCGCCCTATCCGCCATTGGGGCGAAGCCAAACATCTCTGCAAACTTCGCTGCCGTATGGTACTGGAGCCAGAACTCCAATGCGGCCCACAAGAGTGCGAACGTGATTGCGGCAATGATCCGGTGTCGATCCGTTGCGGAACAGAGGGCCTTCCCTAAGTGTTTCATGCGTCCTCCAGAATGAATGCATCCACTTAGGCTTAATACTCGTTCCACCGCACCTCGTAGTGGTCATCGCATTCCAGCGTATAGGCTTCGAGTCCTGCCCCATACAGTTCCTTGACATACTCGTCGGCCTCTTCTGCCGTCCTGACCTTATGCACTTGTTCCATCGTATCCATCTCAAACCTCCGTTGGTTGAACCCCTTGAACTACCTGAACTACGCTTTAATCTTAGTTCGCCCTCCTGTTCTTTCCTATCGGTGCATCTACCTATGCCTGTTGGCATGCGCCTTGCGTAGCAATGGGGCTAGGAGCTTTGCTCCAAGCGAATGCTGGACGAATGGAGCCCTAGCTCCCGTTGCGCAAGCTTGAGCGCGCGCTTGTGCGTTGCGGCCTCCACAATAAGGGCTATGCCCTCCTTGCCATAGACATGGACGTTGAAACGAATGAGTTTGACTGACATGTTGGCTCCCCTTGGCCGAAATATGCCCACGAATATGCCCAAGCTTACGCTTGGCGCATTGCTAGATTCCCATGCACTTCAATGACCGTAAGCCAGTCCAATGCCTCATTAGCATTGGCTTTAGCCCAATCTTCTGCCCCTTCCTTTGTGGCGAATGGCCCAAAGTACAGCAGATTACCAAAGGCATTTTCCATCACCACTACATACAGTGTATTTAATCTCATGATTACCCCTTAGAGGAGCTTAAAGAAGGCGCCATTGAATTCGCCCCACACGTGCGCCCTTGGACCTACCAGTTTGCCCTCACACTCATCCAAGTCGTACTGTGCGATGCAGTCTTGGTCAAGGGCTTTGGCCAATTGGTGAGCCTTGTCCGTGTCCCAGTTGCTGACATGCGCAATGTAGGTTGCCTCAGGCTCAGCCTCCACAACCTTGTGCTTATACTCCATCACTGCCCATTGATCGAACGCTTGCGCAATGTCATGCGTGCGCAGCACTCCCTCCGTATTACGGAGCATGCCAATGTTAATGAGTGCATTCATGATTGCCCCCTATGAGCCAAGACATATGATCGTTGCTGCCACCAGCACGGCCACCATTACCAGCGCGACCCGTGCGACCGCAAACCACTCTCTTGTCGTCATCAGTTCCACTCCTTGAAGCATCCGGCATTGATCGTGATGAACTGCGTGATGCCGTCATTGCTGAAGTACCAATGGAGAAGACTGTTGTACGTCCCCTCGTTCGTGCGGGCTAGCACTATGTCGGTGCCGAAGTCGTCCATGATCATTTGCTCCCGTGTTGGTCATTTGCTCCACTCGCACCCCGCATGCTTCAACGTAGTACTCGTGTTGCGCGCCTTGCATCACCTGTTGCTGTGGTGCATGACTACAGCTTAGTTGCTTCGTTGATGAATTGCATTATGACAAACCCTTAGTCGAGCAGGCACACATCATGCAGTCTCCGCGCATGCGTGCGTATGCTCTGCATGGACCATGCCAACGCAGGGTAGGTGTATACGCTGATAGGGTTAACCCGGGGTGGGGGGCAAATGGATGCGCGCGAAAAACCTCTTTGACCCTGATCGACGGTGCAACGCAGAATGGAGAAGGGTGGATCTACCCATGTCCAACGCCAATCTGCTATATTCACTGAAGTCAAGTGGAGAATGTTATGACCCTACTTTTGCAATGTGCCCAATTGGCCCACGACGGCCACCCCCGAGACGACATAGCCTCCATCCTCAAGGTGAGCAGGCAGATGGTCGATTGGCTGATGGATTCGGACAGCTTTGCCGTAGTGCTCGAAAGGGTGAGTGGGGTAGAGCGTGAAGATACTTGAGGACGGGACAGTAGTCTTCGACAATCCTGCGGATGAGGCCGATGGTGGGGATGGCAGGGTGCCGTGGGAGGTTGCTGCGTGCCACTTCTACATGAACACGGGGAACATGGCCGCGACGGCGAGGAGGTTCAACACCACGATCTATGAGGTCAAGAAGCTCATGGCTCAGGTGTGGTGGCAGGATGAGTGCGCCCGGGTCCGAAGTGAGAGCAAGGTCAAGATTGATGCAGGCTTTACAAGGCTGGTCGAGAAGGGCATAGCTCTGTTGGAGGATAGGCTAGACAACGGGGAGATCACCCGGATAGTGATGGACAAGGATGGGAACCCGGTGATCAAGAGGGCGCAGATGAGGGCCATCGACATTGCGCGCATCACGGACATGGCGTTCATGAAGAGGCAGCTTGTGAGGAATGAACCTACGGTTGTGGCCGGGGATACCCAAGCACTCACGGTGCTGGCGAGGAAGCTCAGAGCGCTAGGGGCGAAGGACCCAACCTTGCTGGAGATGAATGCGCCTAGCGAAGCTGGGGGTGAGTATGGTGGGGGTGACTAGGATGGAGAAGATACATGTTGATGCCGCACTTGTTGAGGGGTTTGTTGAGGCGTTCCTGCTCGGGGACTTCGATCAGCCCAAGCCTTGCCCCCCGTTCCATAGGGAGCTATGGGAGCTATTCTGCCGTCCCGATCCTCTTATCGCAGTGGCGGCCCCGCGTGGTCACGCCAAGTCTACCGCAGGCACTCTTGCCTTTACTCTTGCTTCGCTACTGTTTGGGACCGATGACTTCGTCCTACTGGTTTCCGCTACAGAGAGGCTTGCCGCTGCACACCTCGCCAATATGGCGCGAGTCCTCACGACGAATGAGGACCTGAGGACGGAGTTCGGGGTCGAGGTGACGAGGTGCAACGAGACCGAGGTCACATGCACTATAGGGCAGCGCGAGTTCCACCTCCTCGGCAAAGGCGCAGAGCAGGCAGTGAGGGGAGCCCTGTGGAACAACAAGCGCCCCTCCCTCATCATCATCGACGACCTTGAGAACGATGAGGCCGTCATGTCCAAGGAACGTAGGGAGAAACTTCGTGACTGGTTCAACGAGGCTTTGCTTCCGTGCGGGGCCGATAATCTGCGCGTACGGTTCCTTGGGACCATCCTACATCTGGATAGCCTACTTGAACGACTCCTCGGCGACGTTGAGGGCGGATGGGTCGGTCGTCGCTTTAAGGCGCACAAGAGCTTCGATGACTTCACCGAACTGCTTTGGCCTGAGAAGTGGCCTGAGACCCGCCTACGAAGGGAAAGGCAGCGCTACCTCTCCGCTGGTAATCCCTCGGGTTACTCTAAGGAGTACCTTAGCCATCCTGTGGCCGAAGCGGACGCCTACTTCCGCAAGACTGACTTCCGTCCAATGACCCAAGATGACCACCTCCAGCCCAAGACCATGTATGCCTCCATCGACTTCGCACTCGGAAAGGATGATAAGGGTGACAATACGGCCATTGTCATCGCGGGTCTGGATTCCTCAGGTCTGTTGCACGTCGTGGACATGTATGCGCAAAGGTATGATCCACTACAGGCGGTGGGTAAGATGTTCGAAATCCAGTCCATATACGGAATCGACCTCTGGGTGGTTGAAGATGACAACATCTCGAAGGCCATCGGACCCTTCCTGAATCAGGAGATGTTGAAGCGCCAGCAGTTCCTCGCCCTTGAACGTATCCGTCCGCACAAGGACAAGCAGGCTCGCGCCGTCTCCATCCAGTCCCGCATGCGCGCCGGGGGAGTCCACTTCAATGCCGATGCACCTTGGTACTTCGAACTCTACAATGAGATGATCAACTTCCCTCGGGGCAAGACGGACGACCGCGTCGATGCCCTCGCATGGATTGGGTTACTCTTGGATAAGATGTCTCCCTCCGCTACCCGCGAAGAACTCGACGAGTTGGCGTGGCAAGAAGAGATGGGCTACCAACCTGAGGAGGGGAGAAGTGAAGTCACTGGATACTAGCCATGGCCTATCGTCGCGTCTACGACTGGACCGGGCGCAAGCTCTATGCCCGGTGGTGGCCTCGGGACGTCGCCTACTTGGAGATGCTCGACTCCTAGCGGAGTGGGCGCAGGTAGGTGACCGGCGGAGTGGTGATGACGAGGTCGCGCAGGAGGTACTGTCAAGGCCGAAGAGCGAGCGAAGCGAGCGTGCCTTGATTGTACCGAGCGACCGAAGTAAGCTCCACATAGCGGTCGCCGCACAAGCCCACGCAGCGTCCCCCCAATGTGACTGCTGCGCCTGTGGCTACCCCATATGGCATTGCAACTTTGACTGCTTCCGGATGTGATCATGGACAATGAAGACGACAACTTCCAACCAGTAGAGTTCACCACCCACATCCCTCTCGATGTGGACATGATGCGTTCTGCCAACCTCGCGGAGCGGCTGACCGACGATGAACTCGCAGCTTTAGGCCACATGGTAGTCTCTGACTTCGAGCGCGACCGCAACTCCCGGGCCGATTGGGAGCAGCGCATGAATAACGCTCTCAAACTCGCCCTCCAAGTAACCGAAAAGAAGACCTTCCCTTGGGAGGGCGCAGCCAATGTCAAGTTCCCTCTTATTACTATTGCTGCTATGCAGTACAGCAGCCGTGCCTATCCTGCTCTGGTTAATGGCCCCCAGCCAGTGGCCGCTCGTCCTACTGTGACGATGCCCAAGATGCGCATGCCCCAGATGCCTCCTCAGCAACCGGGCCAACCTCCCGACCCCAAAGCTCAGCAGGCCATGCAGCAGGCGCAGCAAAAGGCTATGGCCATCAAGTCTCAATTCGACCAACTGAACGACCGCGCTCAAGCGATTGCTGAACACATGTCCTACCAAATCCTCGAAGAGGACGAACAGTGGGAAGAGAACCATGACAAAGCCCTCCTCATCCAATCAATCCTCGGGTGCGTCTTCAAAAAGACCTACTTCGACCCGATCCGTTGCCACAACGTTAGTGAGTGCGTTAGTCCTAAAGACATCGTCGTTGACTACTTCGCCAAAGACATCGAGCATGCCCCTCGACTCACCCAACTCATCTACCTCTCAGCCAACGATTGCTACGAGCGAGTTGCCCGGGGCATCTTTAGCCCGTTTAAAGAAGGCTCTCCAAAGCCTGAGCCCACCCTCACCTACCTCACCGAACAAGACGCCAACGAGCGCCAAGGCATCACCCAACAACCCAACGATCACGACGCTCCATACGAGTTGCTTGAACAGCATAGGACACTTGATCTTGACCATGATGGTTATGGAGAACCCTACACCGTCACTGTTCGCTACGATACCCGTCAAGTGTTGCGCATCGTGCCGCGCTTCACTCGCTCAAGCGTTACTTACACCCCTGCCGGGAAGCTCCTCCGCATAGAGCCTATCTGTGCCTTCACCAAGTACCCATTTATCCCTTCCCCAGATGGGGGCTTCTATGACCTCGGCTTCGGTGCATTACTTGGCCCCATCAATGAGACCATTGATAGCGCAATTAATCAGCTTCTCGACAATGGAACGCTTGCAAACGCGGGTGGAGGGTTCGTTGGTCGCGGGTTTAAGAATAAGAAGGGCGAGTATCGCTTCCGCCCCGGAGAGTGGAAAACTGTTGATAGTACTGGAGACGACCTGCGGAAAAACGTATTTCCTCTGCCGGTCCAACAACCGTCTCCTACTCTCTTTCAACTGCTGACTCTCCTCATCGAGTACGGTGAAGGAATCGCGGGTGCAGTAGATATCTTGCAGGGGAAGAACCCCGGCCAGAACACCCCCGCTGAAACCTCCCGTGCCATGGTCGAACAAGGCATGAAGGTGTTCAATGGCATCTACAAGCGCACCCATCGTGCCTTCACACAGGAGTTGCGCAAGCTGTACAGGCTGAACGTGGTGTTCCTCTCCGAGGACATGCCTTACTATGCCAAAGCCATTTCCGACACCTCCAAGAAGGCAGCAGCCCTCTACCAAGGTGATATCGTAGTCATCAAGGCCGCAGCCGACCCTTTCTATATGTCGGACGCCCAGCGCTACAACCAAGCTACTTCCCTCCTGCAAGCTGCTCATGCTTCGCCCGGCTACGACCTCTATCAGGTGAACCGCTACTACTTGCAGGCCCTGAAGGTCCCCAATATCGACATGTTCCTCCCTGACCCGAAGGGTCCTTTCGCCGTCCCACCGATGCCGAACCCGAAGATTGTCGAGGCTCAACTCAAACAACAAGGCGTCGAGATGAAGGCGCAACTAGACTTCAAGATCAAACTCCTCACCCTTGTCCAAGGGGCCGAGAAGATGCAGGCCGAAATCAAACTACTGGAGGCGCAAGTTGTTCAAACTCTTGCTGAGGCGAAGGGTGTGGATACTGGGCATCAGATTGCGCTGCTTGAGGCGCAAATCGGGGCGGCCAAAAACAAGCAAGAGGGCACGTTGGAAGCGATAAAGATTCTCCAAGAGATGATGCAAGGACAGAAAGATGACGAAGATAGTGGTGGAGGCGGAGGAATGGGTTCTATGGCGGGATCATCCGGTAACTCAGGCTCTATGGGAAATGCTGCAACGGCACCTCAAGGAGTTGGAGGAAGCCCATTTGGAGCGATTCCGACAGCAGGTAGTCCTTTCTGATGACTGGACTAAGGTCAAGGACGCCAAGGCTATAGGCGCATACGAAGTATATAGCTACCTTTTAGAGATGAATGAGGAAGACTTAAATGAGTAATTGGAAACCGTGCGGGAACAAAATCCTCGTACAGATGGACAAGATAGAGGAGAAGTCAGCAGGCGGCATCATCATGCCTTCGCGCAAAGTCGAACGAGAGGAGATGTCCCAGATGGTGGGCACCCTCGTGGCCGTGGGCAACTGTGCATGGGGCGACCAACCCCATCCATGGGCTAAGCCCGGCGACCGTGTCAAGTTCGCCAAGTACGCTGGCTTCCTCCACGATGACGATGGCGATGGCCACTCCTACCGGGTCATGCATGACCTCGACATAGTGATGGTCCTCCCTAAGGAGAACAAAGATGAGTGATGAAATTGAAGACGTGGGCGAAGCCCCTGAGATTGCCCCTGAAATTCTCGCCGAGGCCCACGAGCAGGGATGGGTCCCTCTGGACCAATGGCAAGGCAAGACTGAGGAGTGGAGTGATGCGGAAACCTTTGTCCGTAGAGGGAGGGAAATTAATCCAATTCTACGTAAGGCTCTCAAGAAGGAACGTGAGCGCACATCAGCTCTTGAGACTCAACTTCGTGCTCAGGGGGCAACCGTTGCGGAGTTGCGAGAGTACCTGTCTAAGGTTGAGGAGAGGGCGACAGCTAATGCTCTTGCTTCGCTAAAGCGCGCCCGCAAGGACGCCCTAGCTCAAGGCGACCATGAAGCAGCCGAGGAGTACTCCGACCAGATGGACCAACTCAAGGCCGCTCCCACTGCGGTCCCTAAACCCGCCGCCCCGCAGACCGACATCACCCAACATCCCGAGGTCTCCGCATGGATGTCCCGCAACCCTTGGTTCAGCGAGGAAAACCAAGACATGGTGGACTATGCCAATGGGGCAACCATCACAATCATGCAGCAGAAGCAACGCGCCGGTATCTCCTACACACCCGGCCAAATCCTCGACGAGGTCACTCAGAAGGTGAAGAAGATGTTCCCCCACCAGTTTGGGAAGGGCGAGAGCCCACCGGCCAGTATGTTTGAGTCAGGGGGCTCATCGAGTGGATCTACCCGTTCCGCTTCTGGCGCTCGCAAGAGCGGCTTCGATGGCCTCCCCAAGTCGGCGCAAGATCAGTTCAAGCGCTTCTATGATTCCGGCTACTATGTCGATGTGAAGTCCGGCAAGAAACTCGACTTGGCCTCCGCTAAGGCCGAATATTTCAAGGAGTATGAATAATGTCCCATGGCAACGACACACCTCTGCCTTCTCGTAGAGCAGTGAAGGATGATCTGGCCCCAATTGAGAAGGAGAGTTCTCTCCAGTCAATGGGCCAAGATTCTCTCCCCCGTCGAAGAATGATTGGCGGAGGCTCAAAACTTGGTGTAGACTGCTCCAAACTCATAGCCTCGGGTTACCACCCGCACTGGCGCAACGACATGGACGGAAGGGTCCAAGAGGCGCTGGCCAACGGCTACGAGTTTGTCCATCCAGACGAAGTTGAGGAAGTCCATCTGCGCATCTCCGCTCAAGAGATGACCGCCGATAAAGTTAGCCGAGTGGTTGGTCACACTGATCGTGGCGATCCTATCCATGCTTTTCTCATGAAAATCCGCAAGGAGTGGCATGCAGAGAACATGGCCTTCTATCAGAAGAGGAACGACGCCATCGACAGGGCCATCCGTTCGGGGAATGTGACTTCGGTAGAGAACGGCTACTCGCCCCGCGAGGGCATCTCTTACCAATCTCGATCTCGTTGATGGAGTCTTAAATGGCTAACCCGGCTGCTCCTCATGGGTTGAACCCGGTTCAGACCGGGGACGGCAATCCATGGACAGGTAAAGCGAACCTTTACCATATCCAATCCACTGACACTATCGCCTACTACATTGGCGATATCATGCAGATTGTCATGGCTACGGCCAACGGCTCAACCGTGGGGGCTGACACCAACGGCGTCCCCAACGTCACTGGCTTTACCCTCGCCACCTCGGTGACGGCCTATGGCCAGTCCACCTCTGGGGTTGGTGCCTTCGTAGGCCCAATCGTCGGCATCCAAGTCTCCCCTGCTGGTGTAGGGGTAGGCAACACCCAAGGCCAGAACGTCAACCTGAACATCATGTACGTGCCAGCCACCAAGCTGCACGACTACTATGTCTGGATTGCTGACGACCCCGGCCTGATCTTCGAGATTCAAGGCTCTGCCGCCCTGAACTGCACCGCAGCCAACACTGTGGGCAGCAATGCCACCTTCCTCCCAACCGCCCCTGCGACCGTCAATGGTCCTGTATCGGCGACGGTGGTAGACACGTTGGTCACGACCAACACGGCCCCTCTCAAGATCGTGTCGATCCCCTACCGTGTGAACGTCGCCTTTGGCGTGAACATGCCCCTACTCGTGCGCTTCAACACGCACGTCTATCAAGCCGCAACTGGCACTACTGGCCAATAATAGGAGACTGTCATGCCCGGAATTGGCGGTATTATCACCACAGGCGCCCATCCAAAGGCGCTCTGGCCCGGTATCAAAGCTTGGTGGGGACGCACTTATGCGGAGCACCAAGAGGAATGGCCGCACCTCTTCATGCAAGACACTTCCCACATGAACTATGAGGAAGATGTCCAAGTGATCGGGTTTGGCCTAGCATCGGTGAAGCCCGAAGGTGCTGGTACTGTGTATCAAGCGGAAGTGCAAGGCTTCATCACCCGCTACACCCACCTCGCCTACTCCCTCGGGTACATCGTGACCCAAGAAGAGTTGGAGGACAACCTGTACGAGAAGGTCTCGAAGCGCAGGTCCGCGTCCCTAGCGTTCTCGTTCCGCCAGACCAAGGAGAACGTCGCCGCGAACATCTACAACAACGCTTTCAATGCTGCTACCCAGTTCCAAGGTGGCGACACTGTGAGCCTGTTGAACACGGCGCACCCCAACACCTCTGGTGGCACGTTCTCCAACATGCTCGCCGTTGGTGCGGACCTCTCCGAAGCTTCTCTGGAAGACCTGATCATCCAGATCATGGGCGCAACGGATGACGTGGGCAACCTGATCAACATCATGCCCCAGTCCCTCCTTGTCCCTCGTCAGGAGTGGTTCAACGCCAATCGGATCATGAAGTCTGTGTTCCAGTCCGGCACGGCCAACAACGACATCAACGTCATCAAGGCCGAAGGCACTATCCCCGGTGGCATCCACGTCAACCACTACTTCACCTCCCCTCACGCATGGTTCCTCCGTACGAACTGTCCGGATGGGATGAAGATGTATCAGCGTGTCGGCATTACCTTCGAACAGGATAACGACTTTGACACGGGTAACGCGAAAGCGAAATCTCGCGAACGGTATTCTTTCTTCTGGACCGACCCAAGGGGCCTCTTCGGCTCCAACGGCCCGTAAGGAGAACCCTCGTGAAGATGAAAGTCCCGAAGATCAAGACGGGGAAACCGATGAAGGCTATGGGGAAGGCGGCGTCTGGCAAAGTGAAGACGGCAACTAAACCAGTCGGCATCCCCCGCATGCGGGTGGGTCCCGTAAAGTCCAAGTAGGAGTAGGTCATGCCACTGAAGAAAGGGAAATCGAAGAAGACTATCTCTTCCAACATCTCTGAATTCCACAAGGGCAAGACCTTCTCCCACACAGCGAAGAAGTTCGGCAAGGCCACTGCAAACAAACAAGCGGTGGCCGTTGCTTTATCTACTGCCCGTAAATCGAGGGGACGATAATGCCCGGCCATGGACACAAGAGTACTTCCGTTGGAGGACCACATCAGGAGTCCTACAAGGAAGAGATGCAAAGAAAGGGTATTTCGGTCCCCCCTGCGGATGTGCCTCGGGCTATGGTTCCGAACCCTCGCACCCACACTGACCCGGGTCTGGGGGCGAAGACCCTCGCTCATCCCTTCAAATCCGGCAAGACCCCCATTTAAGGAGCAATCATGACTGCTGGTGTAACTCTGGTTGCCTCGCAACCCCCAATTCGAAATGCTGCTGGCAGCACTGTCGATGGCGTATGGATGCCCTTGGCCGACTCAGGCTACGGCAACCCCATGTCCTATCACTTGGACAGTGATGACTTCATGCCTTACCGGTCTACCGATTACACCGCTACCACCACGGGTACGGGCGCAGCCATAGTGGGCATCGCGGGTGACGGTGGCCTGATCACCATGAGTGCGGGCACTACTGCCTCAGTGGTCTCCTTGCAAAGGCCGTTCGCCGACTACACGATCAACACTCAGCCCAAGAAGGTGTTCTTCGAGGCCCGGTTCCGCTTGAACCAACTGACGGCCATTAGCTCAGTAATCATCGGCTTGATCCAGACCACAGCAACCCCTGCCACAGTCACAGATGGGGTCTACCTGTCCATGACCGGCGCAGGAGTGTGGACGATCAACAGCATGATTGGCTCAGTGCTTACGTCTGTGACCATCCCCACTGCCGCATGGACCTTTGCCGCCAATGCCAATATCGACGTGGGCTTCTACATCACCCGCTTGGGCGACGTTCTGGCCTTCCTCGATACCCAGTTGATCGGCTACATTCCCCAGTCCCAGATCGGTGATGTTGCCAATGGCCCCCTCAATGCTGGAGCTGTAGCCCGTATCATCGGCCCTACCCTGACGACCGCCAACCTGAACCCAACCATCGCCATCAACACCAGTGGCACCTCGACCACGGTGATGACTCTGGACCTGTTCCAAGCCCAGAAGGAGCGGTAAGCCATGGCCACGTACGCAATCGCGACACAGACTTTGATCGACGGGCCTCGCAATTCCGTCTTCAAGGTGACGGGGGACGTGACTGTGGCGTTCGGGCCAACCGACATCATTGTGGCCTCGTCCCTCTCGGGGGTTAATCCGGGGATGAGTGGTAGCCCTGCTCCCACCCTCCTTCGAATCGACCACATAGACTACGCCATCACTGACGGCCTTATCTGCATCCTGTCGTGGGACGCCACTACCCCAGTGGCCATCACTGAACTCTTCGGCAGGGGTAAGATTGAGGCCAAGATGTGGGGGGGCTTCCAGAACAACGCCGGTGCCGGTGTAACCGGCTCTATCTCCCTCCAAGGAGTCACTAGCTTAGCCGCCTTCCCAACCGACGCCTCCATAACCTTAGTCATCCACACGGTCAAGTACCATGCCAACATCTAAAGTAGTAGCCCAGTTCCACATGGTGGGCGACAAGGTGCTATGGAAGGGCATCAAGCTGACAGTCGAGAAGGTGTTCCCTGACGGCAGCGTCATGGCCGTGAGCCCCACCATGCGCGTCCATGTGGGCGAGCCTAAGCAACTAGAGAAATTCGGTGGCTAACAATCTACAAGTCCAGTACTCCTTTGCCAACCCCGCCGCGAGTGGCCTCACTACGGTGGTGCCTATCCAAGCGGGGCAAAGGATTGTGGTCTTGCAATGTTGCGTCATCACTAGCGCAACCAACACAGTTAACTTTGCCAGCAGCGTAGCTGGTCCAATCTCGGCCTCGATGCCCCTAGCCGCTAATGGGGGCTTCGTAATGCCCTTTAGCGAGGTGGGCTGGTTCCAGACCGCTATTGGCGAAGCCCTCCAAATCAACATGACGGCGGGCGCAGGTACAGGTGTACAAGTAGTGTGGTGTCCAAACAACGTTTAGGAGTGTGTCGTGTCTATTTATTCTGCAACAGTGTCGAACACGTCGATCTCTTCGACCGCTAACGACATCATGACCATCGTGCCCGCAGCAAGCACGATCATCCAGATTGTTGAGTTCACGGTGGCAGGGTGCGGTACAGCCTCCTCAGCCGCCCAGATCAACATCTACAACATCACCACGGCAGGTACTACGGGGGGTGGTGCTATCACCCCATCGAAGTTCAACCCTGCTTATGCCCCAGCCTCGGGCTCAACGGTGTCTACCACTTGGTCCACCCAACCTACCGTGGGGGTGATCATTGTGCCTCTGGCGGTCAATGGGAACGGCGGCATCTATCGTTGGGTCGCTCGGCCCGGTGAGGAACTGTATGCCATCGGTGGCATAGCCGCAGCCTTGGGCTTCTCGATTCGCGCCTCCCTTGCGCCTTCGACGAACTTCACTGTCTCCGTAGTGTGGGTTGAATCGCCGTTCTAATCTGTATGGGGTGTCACCATGACAGTCGTCGTACTGACGAGTGGCACCTCCTTTACTATTCCCGGCGACTGGACACCAGTCAACAAGATCGAGACTTGGGGCGGTGGTGGAGGTGGTGGGGGTGCTCTCACTGCCAACGCTGTTGCTTCGTCCGGTGGTGGTTCAGGCGGTTACTCAGCGTCCTCTAATGTGACGGGCCTTTCAGGTTCCGTCACTATTTCTATTGGTGCTCAGGGAACCGCTGGTGCGGCCACCAACACTGCTGGGGGGAACGGTGGTCCGACTTGGTTCAATGGTGCTACTCAATCCGTCAGCACGGTCAGTGCTAATGGTGGTGGAGGGGGACAACCCTCGATTGCCTCAGGGACTGTGGCTGGGGGACTTGCGGCCACTACTACAGGAGCTACTGGATCAACTCAGACTACTGGGTCAGTAGGCGGAACCGCTTCTACCACCAACAATGGATGGGCTGGTGCTGGGGCGGGTGCCCCGGGACCGGATGGTCTAGGTGCGGCTGGTGGGAATGGTGGGGTGGCCGACCCTCACGAACCGGGCATTGGTGGGAATGGGGATAATGGCTTAGGGGGTGCTGGAGGGCTCAACGGAGAGAACCCAACTCAGGGAGCAGGGCAGGAGGCAGGGTTCCCCGGAGGCTCCAACGTTCTGGGTGGTGGTGGGGGAGGAGGTGCTGCCGACAACGCTGGGACGGGGGGTGGTCCGGGCGGAGCCGGTGGCCTACCGGGCGGAGGTGGCGGGGGTCAGTCTGCCTTCACGACCAATGGTGCGGGCGGGGCAGGAGGCGGGGGGCAAATCCGCATCACCTACACCCCTAATGTCCTCAGCTACAACAACCTCATTTCTACCTCGCTGCCTCCCGGGGGGCTGAACCAGAGGCAGAAGGGTGATGCTTCCCCGATAGGCTATGACTATGGAGGGTGGAAGAGTAGCCCCTTGTCGGCCAATACGGTGATGGGTTACCAGTGGACCCCTGTACCGGCTGGCCGCTTCAATGGCTCCTCGTATCAGGACTGGTCGAAGGCTCCTCAGGGTGCGCCGACCAACAGGCCCAGCCTTGTCTACGACATCCCTCAGGCTGCATGGGGGAGCCGCAAGGCCGAGGTGGACTACAAAGGCTGGCAGATTGTGCCTAGGCCCGCCGAGTTTCGAGTGCCTTTGGCCTCGACCGAGGTGCCGAAAGGGCGCTATAATTGGTCCGCGTATCAGGATCAGCAGGCCCAGCCTCAGCCCCTAGGGATTCAACCTTCCCACTCAGGGCTCTGGACGGACCTGCCTCTCACTCGGAACCCTCTGTTCTCATATCAGGGTTCTCAGTCTGGTCCGCTTCCTCCCAACACTCAGCCCACCCCGGTATCGGTGGCAACTGATGTGCCCAAGGGGACTTGGAGTGTAAGCGCCTACCAATTCCACACTGCTGGCTACCAGCGCGCGGAGTTTCAGGCACCGCTGCCCGTAGTGGACGTGCCCCGTGGCAAGGTCCTCTTCGACTACAGTGGATGGTCTTCATTCCAGCCTCCTCTGCTGAATCCTGTCCAAATCCAAGGTAGTCGGAGCACTGACCTCCCACCATCGGGCCTACTGTCCCTGAGGGGTGCGAAGGACTTGTATGCGCCCGTCTACTTCCAAGGCTCGCAAGGCTCTCCCCCACCGGCCAATAACATAGGTGCAGGAACTGCGTGCTGGCTCCCTCTGGTGTATGTGGGCAATGGCTTTATCGGGGGTGGTGGGACTGTAGATGTGAGGCAAGGGACTAGTGCGCATGCTGTTCCCCCTCTTGGCCTTAATCTCTTCACCCCAGTTTACTCAGGTATACAGGCTTCGCCTCTGGCCCACGACAACGCAGGCAGCTTCACAAGCATCTCGACCGACGTGCCAAGGTCCACGCAGAGCGATAAGAGATGGGACTACTCGGGTATCCAGCATGCTCCACAGATTGCAGATAACTCAGGCACTGTTAGTAGTCGCTCTACTGACACCCCGCTTGGGCTGAGGTCCAACCCAAGGTGGGACTATGCAGGAGTGCAGCATGAGCCCGTGTCGGCTGTGACGTATCCAGCCGGTAATGTATCGTGGGATGTGCCTCGTGGCATCACCAGTGACCGAAGGTGGGACTATAGCGGCTTCACCATAGCCCCCCTGATAGGCAACCAGATCATGATGGGCCTCTTGGTAGTGGCCCCTTAGGAGTAGATGATGCAGAAGTACCAGAATACTATCCTGACCACATCGGGCACCCCGGCTGTTGGGGCATCCGTGACGGTCCTTAACTACCCTTCTCTAACCACTGCTACTATCTACTCCTCGACCACAGGAACACCTGTGGCTAACCCCCTGACCACCAGTAGTACTGGCTATTTTTCCTTCTATGCCGTCAACGGCCACTACACCCTCAGTGTCTCGGGCGGTAGTTTGTTGACCACTCAGTTCACCGATATCATTCTCGATGACAATATCAATACCGCTGGCTCCATCCAGATCGGTGCTGGGAGCACTTGTGGGGTCAACACCACCATCCCTCTCCAGTCCGTCTCCTCGGGCACTTATCCCTCTCAACTCCAAGTAGTCGGTGTTCCGGCAAATACGCTTGGGGTGAATGGGCAGATGGATATCCAGTTCAGCGTCACCACTTCCAATACCTCAGGGGCCAAGACCTTCTACGTCACTTGGAACGGGGTCATCGTTGGCCCTACCTTTACCATCACCACTGAGGTCTCCACCACAGGGACTATCCGTGTCCGCAACGCCGGGGCAACAAATGCCCAAGTAGTGTCCGTGCTCTCTACTGAGGGCCAGTCTACGTCGGCCTTCCAGACCTTGGCCATGGACACCACTAAGTCTTCCCTTGTGGTCCTGTGGGGGACATGCGCCACCAACGCCGATAGCATCAACCTGTCGGGCTTCAACGTCACCTACTACAACCCTCCTGTGGTGCCTACCCCTCCGGCCTTGATTCCGGGGAGCAAGATATTCTGGGGAGTGAACTCCCACCCTGATGAACTCATCAGTGGGGCAGACACCTTGCAGTGCATGCAGTTCATGGGGTTTGGTATCCTTCGTCTCGATTGGGATGGCACTGCCTCTACCTCAACCATACAAGCTACAGCCACGGCATTCGCCGGGACAGGGATTCAAATCTACGTGCTAGTGGCCACCACTGGCATGAACAGTGCTGTCAACACTGCCTACACATCGGAGTCCGCAGCCTACACAGCTAACTACAATCTAGCCTATACGTGCGCAACGGCTCTTATCCCGTATGGCATTACGGTATTTGAATGCGCCAACGAACTCGATGCGGCCTTGTGGGGCTCCACTCAAATCCGCACTCCCGGTGTCTTCGTCCAAGGCACCTACAGTGCTGACTACATTAGCGGTGCCTTCTTCCCCATCTTCCGTGGGGCCTGCAATGGGACGACTGATGGGGTCCGCGCAGCCGCTGCTGCCCTCGGGGCCACCAACATCCAAGTGGCATCGAATGCTTTCACCAATGCATCCATCTGGTTGAGCGATGCCTTGTGGACTGGCACCGACATCAACGGCACCCCGGGCTTCCAGCCCTGCAAGTGGGACATCACCGCATGGCACGCCTATGGTAACGCCACTATGCTTGGCCCCGCCACCCAATACAGTGGGGGAGGCGGCACCTCTAACTTCAACCTCCTAGAATACATCTCCAACGCCTATGGCAAGCCTATAGTCATTAGCGAGTACAACCCCTCCCTAACTCCGGGCTCGACCAATGCATCCACCACCACCACTTGGATGGGCGCATGGCTCGCTGTGCAGGCCCAGTACAACATAGCCAGTGTGATGTTCTACGACCTGTTCGACGTAGGCGGCTCCCAGACCGGCACGACCTTCTACAACATCTACCTTGCGGATGCTCCGCCCTTCAATAACGTAAGCAACCTGAACGCTACTGGAATAGCTATGCAAGCCTACATCGCCTCCAACCCAGCACCTCGGTGATCGATCATGGGCAAGAGGGACTTCTACAAGAAGGGTGACTGGAACACTATCTGCTACGTCTGCGGCTTCAAGAGGAAAGCCAGTGAGATGAAGCTGAGGTGGGACGGGGTGTACGTGTGCGTGCAGGACTGGGAGATTCGTCAACCCCAAGACTTCGTTCGTGGTGTCCCTGACGAGCAGCCTCTGCCATGGACTCAGCCTGAGCAACACCCTGATACCTTCAGCGGCCCCGTCATTAATCCCTCGACCAACATTGTGGTGGGCACCCCCACTATCTTCATCAACTCCACCCCTCAGGTGGCAGGGGTGAACTACACCATTTCCCTCCCCATTGGGAAGATCACCTTCATCACCCAGTACCCTGCCGGAGCCCTCATCACTTGGTCCGGTGTGTGGCTCGATAACGCTGGCTTCACCACTGTCTACACCAACACCTTCCAGTACCTCTGGCAGTCCAACACTTTCCAGTACCAACTCTACGGGACCTGATCATGCCTGTCACCACCACCTTCTCAGTGCAGGCGAACGACATCATGAATCGTGCCCTGCGCCTGTGTGGCACTTACGATGCCACTAACCCGCCCACCTCGACCGACTACGCCAACGTCCAGCTTGCCTTCAACATGATGATCAAGGCATGGATTCGGCAGGGCCTGCCTATGTGGAAGATTGTCTACAACCAAGTGCCTCTGCTTGCAGAGCAGCCTACCTACCAGATCGGCCCCTACGCCACAGGCACAGGGGCTGTTGTCACGAACCGAATCCTCAAGGTGACCTATGCCTTCATCCGAGACTCGCTCAACTTCGACACCCCCATCGACGCCCTATCGATCCAAGAATACAACCAATATGGAAGCAAAGGCAGTCTTGGGGTGGTCAATAGTTACTGGTATCAACCTCTTAATGATTCTACTTTTACTGGGGTGAGTAGCTTCATTACCTTCTACCCTACCCCCAATGACTCAACGAGGACCATCTGGCTCGTGTGTCTCTCGACCCTTGATGATATTAACTTGGGGACGGACTCAGTGGACTTCCCTCAAGAGTGCTATATGGCTCTCTCTTGGTGTCTGGCCAATGAGATCAGCATGGAATATGCAACGTCGATGGACAGGGTGCAGGAGATCAAGTCCCGGGCAGCGATCCTCTATGAGGAGATGGTGGACTGGTCGCAAGAGAATACGGATTCCATCCGGTTCATGTATGACACTAGGAGTAGGTGATGGGCAATAAGCCAGTCCGCTTCCCCCTCATTGAGCCTCTGACGAACCGCAACCAGTTCGTCACGAACGATGCGAAGGTGGTGAATGGAGTTGTGGAGCAATCCACGACGGGGATTCTTCGCGTCTTGAAAAGGCCCGGCCAGAAGACCGCCTTCCAAGGGCAACCGGGCGTGGGCCAAGGCATCACCAACTACCAGAACAATCTCTACTCCATCTCGGGTGATGTGTTCTCGGCCTTTGGTGGAGGCTCCTCCATCCTTACTGCCACTGAGATCACCTCGTCCGCAGGCTTCAGCCCTAGGTTTGGCCACTTCGCCACCTACTTCAACGGCTCCCTCTGGGTGATGGGCGGCTTCAACTCCTCTGGGGTTGCCCTCAATGATGTGTGGTCTAGCCCCGATGGGCTGACTTGGACCAACGTCACCACCAATGCCCCATGGTCTGCCCGAGGCCAAGGAGGGGTCATTGTCTTCAACGGCCTCATGTACATCATGGGGGGAGGAGCCACTACAGGGACCTCTGACTTCGGGGATGTGTGGAGCACTCCTGATGGTATCAACTGGACGGAGTTGAATGCGAGTGCGTGGCCCGGAAGGCGCAGGTTCGGCCTCACAGCTTCCCCTTCCCTGATGTATGTGGCAGGAGGGGCAGGCTCCTTCTACCCTAGCATCCTCTACCCCGACACCTACTACTCCGACGTGTGGTCCTCCCCTGACGGGATCAACTGGACCCAGTTGGTGGTGAATGCTCCTTGGGTGGCTAGGGCTAATGCTGGCTTCTTCTGGTTGGGCACGTCCCTCTATCTCATTGGGGGGCTCCTGACCGATCCGTTCCTGACGGCCAATTCGGACCTCTGGTCCAGCCCCGATGGCATTAGTTGGACCCGCGCCTCGACCAACCCCCTTGGCGCAGCCTCCATGCCCGCCTATCCCATTGCCGCCTTCGACTCCTACGGCTCCGACTTCACCATTCCATCCCCCATCACTGTCACTGGGGGAAGTGGGGGAGCCTCTGCCACAGCCTTCGTGGACTTCGACGACGACACAGGGGACGACTTCGAGTCCGGCAACTACTGCCAACTGTGGTTCTCCAATGCCGGGAGTGGGATGACTGCGGCCCCCACCCTGACCTTTGGCACTAATGTGGGCTTCAATGCTGGAGCCTATGCCTTCCTGAACGCCACCTCCAACGAGGGAGCGGCCCAGTTCCGCACGGCTATCCTAGGCACCACTGTCTACCTGTTCCAATACAACGGTTCGGGCACCTACCTAACCAACATCTGGACTACGACCAATGGCACTACTTACCAGAACATTGGCTCTCCGGGATGGGCCGTGAGGAATGGCGAGTTCATCGCCGCAGGCAACTTGTTTATGATTGGAGGGGTCAACCCTACTGTCCCGACCTACTACAACGACGTGTGGGAACTGGCGTTCTCGGGCACTACTGTGGCCCTGAACCCCAACGTGGCGGATGGCTTCTACCACTTCAACCAAACCTCGCCCGCCATCACCACTCCCTTGCTGGTGTTCAAGAGCACAGGGGACCTGTACGACTTCAACTCCGCCACTTCTACCCTGTCGAAGCTGTCGAATGAGGCCAACTACCCACCCGTGACGGTGCCGGGGCTCGTGTACCTCGATGGCTACTTCTTCGTGATGGACACCCAAGGGCGCATCTGGAACTCTAACCTGAATGACCCCACTACTTGGGGTGCTCTGGCCTTCATTGCTATGGAGAATGAACCGGGCAATGGCGTAGCCATCTGCAAGTACCTCAACTACGTAGTAGCTATGGGCCAGTGGACAACGGAGTTCTTCTACGACAATGCGAACCTTGCCCCTCAAAGTCCTCTGTCCCCTAACCAGACCTTAGCGATCCAGATCGGATGCGCTGCTGGAGAGTCAGTGGTGGAACTCCAAGGCTCCGTGGTGTGGATCGGCCAGACCAAGAGGGAAGGCCAAGGTGTCTACCAGTTCTCTGGCTACACGCCTTCCAAAATCAGCACCCCCTTCGTGGACCGTATCCTCCAAGCCGACCCCCTCACGGACGTGTCAGCCTACACGGTGGATGCCTTCGGCCACTCCATGTACATCCTCACGCTCCACACATCCAACATAACCTTAGCCTACACCTTCGATTCCCAAGTGTGGGGTGTGTGGACCTCCATGACCCAGAATGCTAGCCAGACAATCTCCAGTCTAACATCTGATCCCTATGGGACTATCACTGCCACCCTTGCAGGAAGTGGCTTCCTTGATGGAGACCCCATCCTCATTAGCGGAGCTACCACCACTGGCTACAACGGCATCTACAACATCACCTTGGTGAACTCCAACACCTTCACCTATCAGGTGGGCGTAGCCCTGCCCCCCAACATGGGATCGGCACAAGCCTCCAACTTTGCGGAGAACTGCTTCCGCCCTGTGGCCTCTGCCCAGATCATGGACGTGGACTACGTGCAGGACCCCACCAACGGGATCATCTACACCGAGGACATTGAGGACGTAACCGATAATGGTGGACCAGTCAACCTCGTTATAGTGACTGACCGGTTCGATGGGGGGTCTACGACTTGGAAGTACTGTCCCCGCATCACCTTGGTGTCCGACATCGAGGCATACAATGTAGTGCTGTCGTATTCGGACAACGACTATCAATCGTGGTCTTCTTCGAGGATCATGAGTACGAATCAGGGGCAAAGGGCCACCGTTACGCCAGCGGGGAGGTTCCGTAGGAGGGCCTTTAAGGTTAGGCATTGCCTGCCCGTGTCGTTCCGTGCTGAGGCTTTGGAACTTGAACTAATTGAGGGAGACTTCTGATGGACGAGTCTACTAGTCTGGGGGCACTGCTCTCGGGCATCTTCAGCGGGGCCTATGGCCTGAACCAACTCTTCGGTTCGGGCTCCAGTAGTGCTTCTGGTGCTGCGGCGGCGGGGGCGGCTGCTGCTTCGCCATTCCAGAGCCAGTTTGGCAACTACCAGCCCCAAATCCAAGGACAACTCAACGTTCAGGAGGGGACTGCGGGCAACTACGAAGCGGCCCTGAACTCTATAATTGCCCAGTTGCAGGGCATTAACCCTACCGTCAACGCGGGGAATGGGAACGCCCAAGCCGTGCAAGGCGTCACCTCGGCGATGAACCCGTTCATCTCGAACATTGCCAACCTGAACCCCAACGTCTCGGGTCCCGGTGCAGCCCAGCTTGGCTCCCCTCAGGCACTTGCCTCCCAATTGAATGCGCTCTCGACCAACTACATGTCGAACCCCGCTATCCAAGCCCAGTACCAGTTGGGTTTGAGTGCGGTCAACACTGGTCAAGCAGCCTCTGGGACCCTTGGCTCCGGTGCTCAAGACGTGGCCCTTGAGCAGTACGGCCAGCAGTACGCCTCCAATGCCTATCAGCAGCAGTACTCCGACATCTTAGGGGCCAACCAGCAGGCATTTGGGCAACTCTCGACCAACACCTCCCAGACTCAAGCTGCACAGGAGGGAACGTTCGGGCAGGGTCTGTCGAGGGCTCAAGGGGTGATTGGGGGATTCCAGACCCAAGCCGGGAACGAGTTGAATCTTGCGCAGTTCCTCTCTGGGGAGCAGCAACAAGGCATCTCCAATCAAGCGGGGCTATTGGGCTCCGCAGGAAGCCTGACTAACGCTGGAGCTAGTACCAATGCCAACACGAATCAAGGCATCCTTAACTCTCTGCTCACGGCTTCGGGTGCTACTGTAGGCTCTCCTGCCACAGCGGGGAGCATCCTGAGCGGGCAGTTTGCCAACTCTCAGGCGGGGGCGGGCAACATTGCTGGTGGCATTGGTGGGATTGGCAGTGGCCTAACGGGCTTGTTGCAGAGCCTCCTAGGTGGGGGTGGAGGTGGGGCAAGTGGTCTTGCGGGGCTCCTTGGAGGATTGGGTACTGCTGCATCGGGTACTGATCTCGGGTCGAGCCTTGGCCTCTTCTCAGGTGGTGGAGGGATTAGTGACATCTTCGGCTCAAGTAGCACTGACCTGTCGAACCTCGTGGGCGACACTGCTGGTGGTACTGGTGTTCTTGGTGATGTGGGTAGTCTGCTTGGGGGCTTGTTCTAACATGAACGAAGAACTTATCTCTAGGTTGATGGCTCAGCCCAACCAGAACCCGTTGCAGGTAGTGCAGGGGCTGAAGCAGCTTGGCTCCCAGCAGCCCAGTTACAATCTCAACCTCGGAGGGGGGCTTCAGTCCCTGCTGGGGGGACAGGCTACGGGCACCTCGCTTGGGGGGCTGTCCTCGGCCCTGTCGGCTATGGGGGGCTCTGCTAACTCGGGCAGTGGGGGTGGTGCTGCTGGCTCAGGGCATGGTGCTGGTCTGGGAGGAGCCCCCTCTTCCCAATACGGAGGAGCGCCGGGTGCGCTAGGATCAGTACTTGGGGGGCTAATGGGTAACATCGGGGGCATAGCCATTGGAGGATTACTCGGTGGGCCAGTAGGGATGGTGCTGGGTGCTTTGGCCAATGTTGGCATCAAGTCCGCTGTCAGTAGTGCTCCCTCCGGGGACTCTTCGCCAGCGGCGTCTGCCTCCACCTTCGGGGGCACAAGTCCGGGAGCAGCATATGGCGTCGGGTCCAATAGCTATGGCTTTGGTAGCAGCGGTAGCAGCAGCGGTGGTGATAGTAGTGGGTTTGGCGGTGGTGTTGGGGCTGGATATGGCGGCTATGGCGGTATGGGCGCTGGTGGCTACGGTGGTAGTAGTGGTGATGGTGGTGGTGACGGTGGTGGGGATTAATCATGGCTGAGACCCTTTTCGACATCTCGATGCGCGCATGGAATGCCCCTGTACAGGCGGATATCCAGAAGCAGCAATTGCTGCTGGACAAGCAAGCGGTCCAGAACCAAGCCATCGATCTCCAGAACAAGATAGGACTCCAGCAGGACATGGCCAAGATTTGGGGACCCAATGGCACGGCCTCCGCCGAGAACGCTATAGCCTCGGGGGACATCACCTCCTCCCCTAAGTTCATCGCCACCGCTCAAGCCCTTGCGACGAGGGGTCAGCCTCAAGCCGCCGCCTCCTACCTCTCCGGGCTGTCGATGCTGGGGGAGCGCGCCTCCATCACTAAGAAGAACAACCAACAGGTGCAGTGGCGCACAGCCGAGCGCACCGGCTCCATCCTCGGGGCAGTGTCCGACGAGTCCGGCTACACGAATGCTCTGGCGCAACTGAAGGCCGAGAACATCGACCCTGCTTCCTTAGGGCTAGTGGGAGACTGGAAGGTGGATGGACCTAAGCTGCCCCAGCTTGCCCGCTCCGCTATGACCTCGGCCCAGCAGTTGCAGGCTCAGGACAGGGAACAGGCCCACTCGGATACTGAGGCACAGAGGAACATAGCGAATGGATTCGTGCAGCAGCGCCTAGGTCAGGGAGCCCAAAGGCTATCGGTCCAAGAGAACTTGGCCCAGCTTGCCCACAGCCGCTTCAACTGGCAGCAAGGGGAGGCCGACAAAAGGGACTCCCGTGCTCAAGCAGGACTCGACCTCCGTTCAATCGGGGCCGAGGATCGTTCGTTCGCCAACGCCTCTAGGCTCCAGAAGCCCGAGTCCGACATTGCCCAAGGCATCTTCCAGACAGACCAGAGGACTATGGACCTTCCAGACCCGCTCAAGAAGTCCTTGGCCACCCTTGCGGCTCGAAGGGCCAAGCAGCAAATAGCCTCCGACATGATGAACAACGGGGACTCCGAGTACGAGCCAGAAGACTTTGGCGCAGCCCTGAACGAGCAGATCAACCAGATGCAGAGGCAGGGCCTCTTCAAGACGGAGGGGGACTACACCTTCAATCCCCCTAAGCCACCGCCTGCGGCAGCGAAGGCACCTGTGCAGCCGCCTCTGCCGAAGTCCATGAATGCAGTCCCCAAGGGTATCCCCGAAGGGTCGAAGGTAGTAGGTAAGAGCCCTGACGGTAAGGCCGTATGGCAAGACCCTAAGGGTGGTAAGTGGGTGGAATGATGGCGCAACCCTACGTTGGTGATGTGATCCCCGGGACACCGGATGGTGGAGGGCCTAAGCCCTACGCTGGCCCAGTGCTGCCTCAACAGAGTGCTCTGGCTAAGGCTCCCCCTCAAGCTCCACAGCAGGCCCCTCAGCAAGCTCCTGTGAAGCAGGAAGAGGTGTCCCCTACCATCATGGATGCCATCAACAGGCCCGCTGACAGGACCGTGGAGTTGATGGGCCAGTCCAGCCAGCAGACTCTGGCTTCGATCAAGGCTCTTGTGAAGGCTCCGGGGCTGAGGACCGCTACCAATGCGGCGCTCAATGTGATTGGCCTGCCGTTCAGTCCTATCACCTCGGTGGTGGATGCATTCCTTGGGGACCCTGCTGTGCAACTGGCTCACCAGCTTGGGGCCTCGCCCAAGGCTGATCCCTACATTCGGGCAGCGGCTCAGACCGTTATTCCAGTGGCGGGGACGAGGTCAGCTATGATCCAGAAGGCCCTCGGAGAGGAAGGCTCCTTTCTAACCGGCAGTCTTGCGCCGGGTACGCCTCCCCTGAAGCCGGGTCAGCAGGCTGGTGTGGTTGCCCAGACCTTGATAAAGCACGACCAAGCCCAGATCGAGCGCACCACCCGGATGGTGAAGGCCCGTGACGAGTTCCTTGCCCAGAACCCCGACTATGCCCAGCATGACGAGGAGCTTTACCATGCTGGTGAGGACCCTTCCAAGTCCCTCACCCCCCGTGCTGCCTTCCTCAAGAAGACCTACCTTGACCCGATCAAGGCCCGCAACGATCTCTACGTCGATGAGTTGAAGAAGCTCGGCGTCAAGCTGCCCGACATGGTGGACCCCAAGACCTACATGCATAGGCAGCCCATCGAGCAGACCCCTTCCTCTAGTCTGATGCAACGCATCGCGGATACAGTGGACCCTACTGGGGCATTGTCGAACGTGGCTCCCACGAAGGGATTCGGGACGAGTCCAGAAATCTTCCAGATGCCCCACGCCGGAACGGTCAAGTCCTCCATCACCGGAGAGGAGGGAGGCTACGTCATCAACCCCGAGAAGAATGGCGTGGATGTCTACAAGAACGGCAAGGTCATAGACCATGGACAAGAGGTCAATGGGAAGATCATCACTAAGAATGGTGGCGTATGGGACATGGAGAGGGGCACCACTGCACAGGTGGAGCAGCACACCCCCGTGCGTTACCAGAAGAGTGCCTTGGCATCGATGCAGGAAACCTCTCTCCAGTTGCAGAACGCCATAGCCAATGCCAAGACGGTGCAGGCCCTGAAGACAAGCCCCGAGTTTCTAGGCTTGGCCCACCCTCCCAAGACCTCCAACACTCCCAAAGAGTGGAGGTCTATAGCCATCCCCGGCTACCATGGCTTTGATGACTGGAAGATGAACCCCCGCTTGGCGGAGGTGCTGGAGGACTATACCCATGTCAAGCAGGACCCCAACGGGCTCTTGCAAGGGATCAATAGGATTGTGCAGGGGTCCATCTTCATCAACCCTATGGGGCACATCCTTAATGTGCAGTTCCACGCCGCTATCGAAGGAGGGCTGTTCGGTGGGGTTGTGCGCACGGCACAGGGTGCCCTAAGGGCGGTGACTCCGGGGGAGAAGACTCTCACCCGCAGGGCCGTCGAGTCAGTCATCAACAAAGATCAGGACTACCTCCGGTACGTTAGGGAGTCCCCGGGCATGAAGGGTGCCAACAACTACATCCGCAACTTCAGCAACGATACCCTGAAGCTAATGGGCAAGGACCCTAATGCTCTCAATGGGGCTGCTCGCATCTGGGGATTGCGCCATGGTGCTGACTTACTGAAGGTGGTCTACGGTGCATCCAACAAGACCTTGTGGGGAGTTGGCGACATGATCCTCATGAAGGCTTTCCTTGGGCGCGAAGCGGAGCATGGGGGGACTGCTGCTGAGGTGGCCGAGACAGTACATGGGCACATCCCTGACTACGTCGTTCCTAGTAGGGTGCTGGGAGTGAGAGGCATCTCGCAACTCTTGCAGAGCCCTGTGGCTCTGGGCTTCAGCCGGTATGAGTACAATCGGCTGGAGTCCTACTCACACCTGATGCAGGGCCTATTGAAGCCGGGTCCCGGAAGCTCAAGGGGGCAGGCCGCAGACCAGATCATGGCTTTGGCCTTCCACGCAGCCGTCACCTATCCGATGCTCGACTACGCTATCCAGAAGGCCACCGGGAACCCCCACGCGACCTTCCATGGCTATGGTCCATTCATCTTCACGGAGAATGACAAGGACTACCAAGCGGGCAAGAAGAACGCGGCTCAAGCCTACATCCAACCGATAGTGCGGCCTTCAGCAGCGGTCGAGGCAGGGATGGAAATCTACAACAACAAGGACTGGGCAGGTAAGCCCGTCTATGGGCATGGGGGCAACTTCCCCAAGTGGCTCGCCTCCAAGACGTTCCCCACCCAAGCGGTGTATAGGCTGGTGTTCCCTCCGAAGGGCGTCAACAAGAAGCAGGCCATTGCCCAGTTCCTCCTCGAACAGGGAGGCATCAAGGACCCTACTGAGGAGCAATACGCCATGACGGAGAAGTTTGCGAAGCAGGAACTACGCAAGAGGCAAACGGATAAGCCATGAAAGTCCTAGTGATTGATACCTATGGAGTAGCCGTGGACTTCTGCCTTCGCTGTCAGTGGGCAGGCCACGATGTGAAGCACTTCCTGTCTCCGGGCAAGTATCCAGATGTAGGGAGGGGGCTGACTACGAGGGTGAAGAACTGGCGCGACCACATGAAGTGGGCGGACCTCATCGTGTGTACAGCGTCGGCCAAGTACGGGTGGGAAATGGAGGATTACTATGAAGCCGGATACCCCATCTTCGGGGCCAACGAAGACTGCGCTGCCCTTGAACTCGACCGTTGTGTGGGCATGGAGATGCTTTCGAATCATGGGATTGAGGTGCTGCCGTACACACGATTTAGTTCTTATAGCGATGCTCTCAATCATGTGCATAGTACTGGTGGGAGCTACGCTTGTAAACCTATCGGTGACGCTGACCGCGCTTTGAGTTATGTGGCTTCAGGGCCTGACGATATGTGCTCGATGCTGCGCAGGAACCAGCGCCTCCATGGTGGGGCCAAGCAAGACTTCATCCTCCAGAAGAAGGCTGAAGGGGTGGAGTTCGGGGTGGGTGGGTGGTTTGGTCCCCATGGCTTCAACAATGTGTGGGAGGAGAACTTCGAGCACAAGCGCCTCTACGCTGGGGACTCAGGCCCCAACACTGGGGAGATGGGCACAGCCCTCAAGTACTGTGACGAGAGCAAGCTCGGGGAGAAGCTGCTACGCCCCCTGACTCATGCCCTCCAAGCGATGAAGTTCTGCGGCAACATCGACGTGTCTGCCATCATCGACGACAAGGGAGTGCCATGGCCCCTTGAATTCACCATGCGCATGGGCTGGCCCGCCTTCTATCTCAACCAACATCTCCACAAGGGCGACCCTGTCCAGTGGATGTATGACTTAGTCCATGGCCGTGACAGCCTCAAGGTGTCCTACGACCACTGCATTGGTGTTTGCATTGTGGGACCGAACTTCCCTCACAATTCCCAGACGGCTGACGAAACCGAAGGCATCCCTATATATGGAATCAACCATGAGAACATTGCGAACATACATTTCTGCGAAGTGTGCGCCACTCAGGAAGAGGTCTACGAGAATGGCAGTTGGAGCGACCGTGATCTGTTCGCTACCGCTGGCTCTTGGCCTCTTGTTGTGGTTGGTACTGGCCCATCTGTCGTGAAGGCCAAGGCCAAGGCTTACTCGGTGGTGGACCAGATTCGCATCCCTAATTCGCACGGCCATCGCCCCGACATAGGGGACCGATGCAAGAAGCACCTCAAGAAGCTCCAGTCCTTAGGCTATGCCAAGTCATGGGAGTATGGTGATGACAGCTAACCTTCCCTCTCCCACCACAGTAGACTCTTCCCTCGACCCGGCGCTCCAGACTTGGGTGTACCTGCTATGGCAACTGCTGCGCAACTTCGACACTACTGCCACGGTCAAGAACACTACCCAGATCGATGGTAACTTAGTTGTGACGGGCTCCTTCTCGGCCTCCGGGGGGGAGACCATCACAGGTGGCCTCACCGTGGATAAGATCAACGGCACCTCCACCTACACCATCCTGCTCGGGGTCTACTCGGGCCTAATTGCGGACTAACATCATGTCAGTAGAGAAAGATCACGAAGAGAAGAACACCATTAGCGTTGACGTAATCCTTCCGGGCCACGAGAAGAGGGTGACTACGGCGCTTTTCTCGCGGAGCAAGAAGGTGCTCATGAAGGTAGCTTGTGTGCTGGGGTTCAAGGTCCAAAGACCTGCTGGACGGTGCTGGATTTGCAACAAGACTGCTCAGGAGGTTGGGCAACCCTTGGAGGCACACCACTTTGGTATTGAGCGGGCTTACGTGGATGCCAAGATCAGGTGGGATGTGGTGAAGGCTGACTTCCCCATGTTCGACTGGGCGCATTTCGACCCGGCTAAGCCCGAGGCTTTCGTCGATGACATGGGGGCGCAAGGCATCCTCCTGTGCAAGGAGCACCACACGGGGAAGGATTCGGGCATCCACGACCTCCCCTTCAGCCTCTGGATCATGCAACGGTATCTGGAGGATGGCGTAGAATTTAACCCCAACGAAGTTATCTCCCACGATCAGGTGTAGCCATGCCTCTCATCTCAGACCCAGTCTCCGCCGTGGCGGGGGTGGTGCAGTCGATCATCAACGAGTTCCCTAACCCGGAACAGAAGGCTGCTGCCAACCAGTCCTTGGCGAACATGTACCTCAACGGTCGCCTCCAGCAGATGACTGCTCAGGCGGGCGTCATCACGGCGGAAGCCCAATCGGGCAATAAGCTCACCTCTTCGTGGAGACCGGTCCTGATGTACGTGTTCATGGCTATCATAGCGAACAATTACATAGTCGCTCCCTATCTCCATGCCATGTTCGGGATCGGCCTTCAGCTTGATGTGCCCCCACAAATGTGGACCCTCATCCAGATCGGAGTAGGTGGCTACGTGGGAGGGCGCACCCTCGAAAAGGTGACCACCCCCCATCCAATCACCGGCGTCGCACCTTTGACCTCCGCCGCCTCGGCCATAGCCAACGTCTTCAAGGGGAACCAATCATGACCTTCTCCACCGTCCAGTACATCAGGATGTTCCAAGGGAGCCTTCCCACCACGAACACTACCCAATACACCACTCCCGCCTCCCGGCAAGACGTGATCAAGTGCATCGACATTGCCAACGGCACTGGCGCAGCCATCACTTGCACCGTCTACTTGGTCCCCACCGGGAACACTGCGGGGGCAGCTAACGTCATCCTCCCTGCCGTAATCATCCCCGGCGACCAAGTCCTCCACTGGACTGGCACCCAAGTGATGAACGCCGGGGACTTCCTCTCCACCACCACTAGTGCCACTGGCCTGTGCATGACTGTGAGCGGACTGGAGTCACAATAATGGGACTAATCTTCACCAACCAGCCTCAGTTGAGCGGCAACAAGCCCGTGTGTCTGGTCTCTCGCTCCACAACTCAGAGCATAGCGGCCAATACTTCCACCACCATCGCCTTCAACACGGTTAGTTACGACAACTTCAGTGGCTTCAACACTGGAAGTGCCCTTTACACTTTCCCTTGGACGGGCCTATACAGGGTGTCTACGTCTGCCTTCTTTAACGCCATCCCTACAGCGGCCACTACCCCGGGAGAGTACACCTTAGGCATCTACACTGCGGTAGGCGTTACCCTTGTAACTGAAAGCTTCTTGGCCATCAACATGTCGGCGGGGGTGCAGTATGTCAACATACTAACCTGCCAGACCTTGATAGCTGCTACAGGGGGGACCACCAATGTTAGTGTACAAGGAGCCATCACCCCAGCAGGCACTACCCAAATCCTAGCCAGTGCCCTCTGTACTTCCCTTCAGATCGAATACATCCAACCTTAATGCTCCCATCATGCGCCCCTACCTTGCAATCGCATTCCTCTTGGTGGGGTGCGCAGTAGTCCCCCAGCAGAACGTCTCCTTCATGCAGGCCCGAGCCTCAACCATCGAGGTGGATGATCTGTCGGGGTCCCACGGAACGGGGGTGATGGTGAATGAGTACTGCGCCGTGACGGCGGCTCACGTAGCCGACCGGGACGTAGTCCTCGGGACCGTGCAGTCGGGCCACCAATACGGAATGATCAGGAGGGCTTATGACGATGCTCAGGATGTCGCAGCGATCTGTGCAACAGTACCGGTTGAGGCACCGCCTGTTACGTTCGGCCCGACTCCGGCTACATACGATCCTGTGTTCACGGTTGGCTTCCCTCTCATGTTCCACGACTTCCTCACCGAAGGAAGGTGGCAGGACAACAATTCCATCTCTGCCGATTGCGCTCCCGGCAACTCCGGAGGGGGAGTCTTTAACGCATCCGGTCAAGATGTCGGATTCGTCGATGCTATCGCCGCATACGACCACGCTAAGTATGTCTTCCCCCACCTCTGTGTAGTGGCACCCTCGCCCGTCATAACGGCCTTCCTTGACAAGAACGGAATCCACTACCATGGACGATCATAACAAGAGGTTCGACTGTCTTGAAGAGAAGCTGGAGAAGCTGGAGAAGCAGATGGATGAGATGATGGAGATGGTCGCAGTCGGGAAGGGTGCCCTTGTTGCGGCCAAGATACTAGGGTGGGTCACTGCCACCGCTGTTGCGGGCATTGAGCTTTGGCGCACCTTTTTCCATAGGTAGGACCTCAACATGACCATTAATGATCCTAACTTCTCTTACTGTGTACAAGTTGTCCTTGAGGACGAGGGCGGTCTCGTCAACGATCCTAACGATCCAGGAGGTCTCACCAACTTTGGGATCAGTCAGGCGAGCTATCCAAGTCTTGACATCGCTAACCTCACGGAAGATCAGGCCGCGCAAATCTATTACGACGACTACTGGGTCCCCTTTAACTGCGGGAAGTTGCCAGTGCATTTGGACTTGTGGTTCATGACCGCTTGCGTCATGAGTGGTGGGGAAACGGCCACGAAGATTCTCCAGCAACTGGCTGGAGTAACTTCGGATGGCATATTTGGACCCTTGACCGAGAAGGCCGTGGCGGGCCTCCCGGCTACAAGTCAACATGAGTATCTTACGCTTTACGCTCAACATCTTATGGGCCTCTCGGATTGGTCCAGCTTCGCTAAGGGGTGGCTTAACCGCCTGTTTCGGGTTGCAGCCCTGTGAGCATGGCCTTGCCCCCTATGACCTTGACCTGAAGCACCCCACTCTTCTTCAGCCCCTTCAGCATCTCGTCGAACTCCCTTGGTCCTTGGATGCTGCCTCTGATGTAGAAGTATGCCTTCTCCTGACTGACCCCTTTGTCTCCCGAACGGAGGATGTAGTCAGCCAATCGTTCAGCGACATTTGAGGTTTCGCTTCTGCCGATCCGATCAAAGATTTGCAGAAGTGTGGACTCAAGAGAAGATACCTCTTTCTCTGCGCGCTGAAGGTCCTCTCTAGTGATGGTGAGGGAACCACCCCTCGATGCAGATAGGACCATCGCGAGCTTGTGAATGTGTCCCTGCTTGCGAGCATGGAACCCGCCAAGTCTACTGTCGTCACGCCCTTTCTCGTGCGCTCGGCAGTGTTCTCTATACCAATCCGTACCCCACCTAATAGCATCAGGAGTAAGTCTAAACTGACCTTCAAGTCGGGCAATTGCCCCGAGGTCATCGACCAAGTAGCGGCGCATCGTTTTGATTTCATTCTGTCTCTCCTCAGAGATGTTGCTAGGGTAGGCTATGCACTCACGCTTCGCGTCGGCATACACCCAGATAATCCTACTCACCAGCCCGCCGTCGATCATGTAGGCAGGGAAGTTGCCACTGATCCACGAAGGGGTAGTGCATGCAATCATGTTAAGGAAGGGGTGGTCTACCCTCTCCACCCCATCTTTCTTCGTTGCCTTATCCACCGCTCCACAATCCCATAGGGTGTTGAGGAGGTCCATCATTTGCCTGTCTTCAGTCGATATGAGGTTGCCGAACTCCCCCGAAACGATGGTAAGGGAACTCGTCTCGACCGCTTCTCCGGGGGCATACTCCACCACTTGTTTAGCTTCCTCGAAAGCTTCGACCAAGGCTTGCCATGTAGTGAAGTTGGGGCCGAAGAACACCCCATCGACCTTCCTGAGGAGGCGCATCGAGACCTCGGCTGCCGTGGTCTTGGCAACAACCCCCGGTGGTGCAACGATGACCACATACATGTTGGGGAACCACTTGAATGTGAGTTGGTCAATCCAGCACTTCCTTCCTAGTGCTCCCGCGATAGCGGACACGCCGCTCCACAGGAGGATGTTGTCAGGGGCCTCCCCCGAATGTCCATACTCGATGAACGCTTCCAGCCAGTCGCCAAGCTTCCTCATGCGCACTCTCCCCACGACTGGACCGAAGTCTTCAGTCCGACTGGTATCCAGAGAGGTTCAGGATAGGGGACGGCGATGCTTGACTGGGCTCGAACGTCTGCGATGTGCCCGAGTCTTCCGTCCAGAGGCCACTGCATAGTAAGAGAGTCATGGACTTGCAGTAGCACCTCCACCAGAGGTAGGTTGCAATCGATATTGACATAAGCGTGATTGATAAGGATGCCTACGGTTGACTGGGGAACCCAAGCAATCATCTTGTTAAGGATATTGCCCTCGATCCTTTCGAAGAACTTTTTCTTGTAGCCAAATGCATTTGATACTGTTGACGTACGAATGCATTTCTTGATAAAGGATTCTTGCCAGTTTTTGATTTCCGGGAACATACCAAAATACCACGCTTGAATCCGCTCGACTTCGCGCACCAATAAGCCGCACTGCCCCGCAATCTCGGGAGCCTTGCCCAAATAGTTTGTGCCGTGACATAGCTTCTTGAACGTGTGATACGCAGGATGGCTCTTGGAGATGGTCTGGTCATGATAGTACTCCCTAGCTACTACGAGGTAGGGCTTTTGCCCCTCCCGGAATAAATCCTTCATCCCTTTGCAGTCGCTCTCCCATGTCACTATCCTCAGGTCCGCTGAGTCCAAGTCCAGATCGCCCATCTCCATCCCCTCGTCCGGGATGAACATCGTTCTTATGTTGGGCATTGGCATCGTAGGTCTCCCCAAAGCCTAGTAGTAGATAGTCAGCCGACACCTTGAATGCTTTGCATAGCTCCGCTAGGTGCCAGATATTAGGGAAGCCTTCGCATCTCTCCCATCGGCTCACTATGGACATGTCCACTTGAACCTTCTCCGCCAGTTCCGACAGGCTCCAGTGCCGCTTGTGCCTCAATGCTTCAATGCGGTAGCCCACCCCTAGGATGGAGGGCTTCTTGACTGCCCTCTTGGGCGCAAGGGCTCGCTTCTTATAGGCCATTAGTCACCTCCCGAGGTGATGTTTTGAAGGTTCATCCCACTACCGAACGCGTCGGTGGAGGAACTGAAGCGAAAAGTGATAGTTCCCGTAATGTTGTACGAGCAATGTATGCGTCCGTCATACCCCACTGCCGTGGCCTTGAGCGCATTCGACGAGAGGGTTTCACATGAGCGGTACTCTGCGATACGCGCCACAATAGGGCGAACGATAATCTCCCGCTCGGCAAGTTTCGTAAGGGCCTCATCGTCACACGACACACTCTTCGACCCCCTTTTGCGTATGGGTGCAAGACCCATTTGATCATAAAAGAACTCTTGCATTTGCTTTGGGCTCTTGGGGTTAAGTTTATACCCAACCATATACTCGACTTCCTTGAGAAGGGTCGCCGCATGATCCTTTAGCTCCTTGAGCATGGCCTGTCGGCGAACGTTATCGACGCGTACACCACGAGCCATGGTACGGAGCACAGGACCGAACAGCCCTTGTTGGAAATCATGGGGTCCCCGCAGTCCCATCTTGTCCACGACGGTCTGGAGAACTGTATCCGCCTCGTAGGTTCGAATGCAATCCTCACAGTTGTACGCCCAATACTTATCTTCATCTTGGTCTGCTCCTTTGTCCCATTCCTTCCCGTCATCCTTCCAGTAGACGTAGTAGTCGCAATACATTGAGGCGATGTGGTCTAAGGACTTGGGCATTCCGGGGAAGCAGACGTGCTGGGCCACCATCGTGTCACGGACATTTCGAGGCACAAAGTGCCAATGGCGAAGAATATACTGCGAGTCGTAAATAAAGTTTTGTCCAATGGAGAGGACGTTATAGTGTGTGAGTAGCCTATAGATAAGCCACACGCACTCAGCTTCTTCTCCTTGTGTCCAGTAACCCTCCGCTCGCTCAACGCAGAGGAAGGGGATGCAGATTGCTTCATGGTTGCTCCACGCAATACCAAGGCACGCTATGTGCCCCGCTCTCGTTTCAATGTCAACTGCCAGCCTCAGCGGTCCTCTTTCAGCCTCACTATACAGACCTTCAAGAGTGTCCCGCACTTGGGACATTGTAGGCCGTACTTGAAACTTCCATCCGGGTCGATCAGGAACCCGTTGCAAACAAGAGGCCGCTCTGCGCAAATCCTGCACGACAAATGGCTTAGATGTCCATTGGCGCAGGACACTGGCGGGGTGATAGGTAGGTAGCACGTAGCCATACTTCGTTGGGA